CTTGTTTATGCCGATAAAGGATATGACTCGATGGAGAACAAAGAAACCCTCAAACGTATGAAACTTAAAAGTCGTATCATGCATAAAGGAATAAGAGGACATGAAATTACAGAAAGGCAGCAGCGTATCAACGTTGCGATAAGTAAGACACGCTACAAAGTAGAACGTACCTTTGGTTCTATGCATAGATGGTTTGGTGCTGGAATAGCAAGATATGTTGGACTTTCAAAAGCACATGCGCAGCATATTATGGAATCCATTGCCTACAACTTATACCGAACACCAGGGATTATTGTGTCAAATTGTATCAGATAATATGAAAATACACCGATAAAAGATTATTATCTACTCAAAAATAACCTCCAACGGCATCTTTTGATCAAAAATATTTATTCTTCTAAGAGTGTATGGGTGAGAATTGAGAGGATGGTAGGTTTTGCAGAGGTCTCCCACTATGAAGAAAAACAACACTTACGTATCGAAATGGCGTTAGCCTGTATCTTTGGTTCGCTTGATATGCACGGCTCTTACCAGCGATTACGCCTGTTTTGCAAGGTAATGGCGTGCAAATCTCTGCCATGGGGGTAAAGGTTGCAAATGGTAAATTTTAGTGCTTTTTATCTGTGGCTACCGCGATTGGTGCGGCAGGGTACTGCTCATTTAGTGCTTTTGATGTTGTTTCGTTCGTTTATTTTCTTTATTTTTGCAACATGAAGATGCTTTCCCGAATGGCTATCAATGCTTCATGATTGCGTTTTTGTGTGTGAGAAGTGATGGAAATAGGGGCAACGACTTCTGCTTTTTACCTGTATAACCCATAAAACGAATAAGATATGAAGCCAACAAAAGAGAACACCCTCTACCTAACCATCAAGCAAGTGTATTTTGATGCGATTGTAGCAGGGCTGAAGAAAGAGGAGTATCGCGAGATTAAAGGCACCACCTATAAGAAATATCTGGAGGTGGACGAGGAGGGATGGCCTTTATATGACTCGGGATTGATTGATGCAGAGAACCCTTTGCTCGGCGATCTTTGCATTTGGAACAATGGTGTCTATCCCTATGTTGCCAATCAAAAGTGGGAATATCTCTCGCTTGCTGTTGGCTATGCAAAAGCGCGTGACACGGCCATTGTTGAGATTGAGGACATCACTTTTGAGCCCTTGACAGACAAGGAGGGGCATTTCGCGCGTTTTTCGGTGAGCGATGACGATGAAGCTAAGTTGGATGCGAATGGCGAATACTGCTTTTGGCTTGCCGTGTTCCATCTTGGGAAGGTCGTCGAAGTGCATAGAAAGTAAAAACTTTTGGTAGCCTTTCGAGCAGCTTTCAGTAGGTGGTGACAACTCTTTCGGCTGCATGTGGCGCATATTCCAGTTAATATTCAGGCAAAAAAAGACGAACATTCCATTACGAAATGCCCGCCTATTCTGCGATGAAGTGACCCCGTTGGGATTCAAACCCAAGACCTTCAGAACCGGAAACGGAAATGTTTCTATACGTATTCTTCTGATTATCTTGATTTTACACTTTAAGTTTGCTTTATTTTAGTCAATTATCAGTTAATTATTCAGTATCTACCACTTTCTTTTGTAATAGTTTTCTATCTTCCAAGAGTAAATCCATTAGCTTATTCTTGATACGAAGTACTTCGCTAAACCTTTCACCGTCCGTTCTTGCTTGCTCCTGCATCTTGTCAATCTGAATTTGAAGCTTCTCTATCACGGCACGCTGGCTCTTAATAATATCTATCTGCTTAGGATTTTTCCCATGATAAAAATCTTCGCCACACCCAGACATATAGATTGTTGCCCCGTCTCCCGTTATACTTGTCGGATTGCCATTATTTGCGCTGTTATTTGATTTCTCGTTTTTATTCATCTTCTTTTTGGTCTTTGAAGTTCTATCACATTAAATATTTTTCGTACGTCTTTTAGGTCAAGCACCTTATCTTCGTACATCTCATTTAAGGAATGTATCGTTATCAAGTGTTTATCTACATCGTGTGCAATTATACGTTTTATCAATATACCTTCTGTATGTACAATGATAAAATCCCACTTGCGGATATGCAACTTTGAGCTGCCCCATAAATCTGGAGGTATTTCTCTTCCAAGAAGTCTATCACCCTCCATATATCCCTCGTCTGTCCCATTATCCATACTGTCACCTCTCACTTCAAAGGCAACATAGTTCCCCTTGGCTTCGTGGTCAGCGATGAATGGAACAACTGGGAGGTTTTCGATATATTCTTCGTCTGCATATCCAGATAAATAACCAGCGTAGGCGTACTGGGAAACTAACGGAGCATATACTACATGTTCCAGCTTCATAGACTTCGCCTCTGCATTCATGTTTACGACAGCGTCATTGCCCGTTATAACCGTTGCACTCCCCGAACCACTGGTGTTCGTAAAGTCTTTTGATACGTTGCCGCCAGTGGTCAGCATGGAACCCTTGCCTGTAAGGATATAGTCTGGATTAACCTGTTCATATAGACGGCATAATTCCATTACTATGTCTGTACTAATATTGTTTCTTCCTTTTCTTGCATTTGTCAACTTCTGTTGTGTAACAAGACTACTTTGTTTGCTTAATTTATATCCGCTAACTTTCAGAAAGTCAAGGACTTCAAAAAAGCGTTTAGTTTTTTCTTCCATTTTTTTCTGATTTTATTTTGTTAATACAGAATTATATAGTATATTTGCACCCGTGATAGCACGAAAATCACGGACATGTTGATTTCTATTCCTCGCAAGAGGGTTTTATATAGCTTCAAACCTCGGTGAAATTCGTGCTTTCGCTGGGGTTTGTTGCTTTTATACAACCGACCTCAATCTGCTTCTGATTGTCCTGTACCACGTGTGGGCGGGAATGCTGACGGTAGAAATTGAACGCTCGTGTCAGAAGACGATGTAAAACAACAACCCTCCGAGGCTTCACGGTAACCAGTCCGTGAGGGGATGTGCGAAAGAGGGGCGTCGATTGGAATAAGGGGACGCGCACGCAAGTGGATTTTGCAATGCCTGAACGCGGGAACATAGAACCACCTACTTGTTCTTGCCGATTGATGGGGCGACGACCGAGTCAGCACAATTAATCGAACTTATCCCCGAGCAAAGCAAAGACTAATGTCAAGCTTGGGTAAGGGGATGATTCGCTCAATCCAAAGCTCCTCTCTCGTAGCATTATTATTCTTTATTGATTGTTAGATAATTATTATAGTATAAATTATGAAAAAATCAAAAATCAGAAAAATTGACAGCCAAAGGATTGGGGAGACGGACTTTGAGGCGTGGACAGACGGAAGTTGCAATAATTTGTCGCCTTACGGAGAGGGAGGTTCGGCCTACGTGATACTGAAAGATGGAAATGTTGTCCACAAATCCAAATATGGGCGCATAGGAACAAGCAACAACCGCATGGAGATGCTCGCAATCATCAGTGCTGTAAACAAGATTCCCGAAAGACGCTCCGTCACAATCTACTCCGACTCGCAATATGCAATAAATGTATTGTCCGGCAGGTGGAAAGCGAAGAAAAACACCGATTTGGTGAGGCTTTATGATACAGTTGCATCGAAACTTTCAGAAATACGTTTCGAGTGGGTCAAAGGGCACTCCGGATTGAAGTGGAATGAGTATGTGGACGGGCTTGCAAGTTCTGAAACGTTGCGTGTCGCGAAAGAGTACAATATTCCCGTTTATATCGCGAGGAACAGTCCCAAATGTCACCGTTGATGTCGGTTGTATCAGTAAATCAAAGAACGATTAAATATATTTTGTCATGAAGTTTTCAAAAGAAGATTGGAGAACAATCATTATCGGAATCATAGCTGGCTCGCTAACCACGGTAATAGTGCGTGCTCTATTAGGATGGTGAGGATGGAGCCTATAACCGCAGCAATTATGGAACGCACAGAATCGCTTAGGGCCTTTGTACGTTCCTTTTTCTTTATTCCAACATACCCTCCGTTCGTATGGAAAGCAATACCCTTGTCAGTTATCCGTGTCACTATGCCATTAGGCGACGTAAGAGTGACGATGTGGCCGTCGGCTTTCAAGATGGCAGTCAAGTCGCTATCTGTGCAGCCTGCGCCATTGTAGTATGTTGCGAGTGCTCTGTCCTTATCCGTCTCACTATATTTCTTCATCTTTTTCTTTATATAATGTGCATTTGCAAACTAACCTTTTGTATTGTTAAAATATAGTTAAATAATAAACAAATCTGTATCATATATTTGTTAGTACAGAAATCTTTAGTATCTTTGCATACGTAAATAATATACGGGGCAAAGATACCAAAAATATCAATGCCCTGCAATAAAAAAAAAGAAAATATGAAATTAGAAAAAATCATCAAGACGATTAACAACGAAATCGAAAACAAGATTGCGACAGAGTACGCTATGGATAGCAATGTTAGCGACATGTTTTTCGTGGTTAAATTTGATACGTTTTCCGTAGAAATAAGCCACGATTGTCTGAATGGCGAGAATGAAGTTCTCGTAACGCCAAAGGGTAATGGACTTGTTGAATTCTATAGCAATATAGAAAAAAGAATTGCTGACAATCTGATAGATATGGACGATGTTCTGTACACATGTCAAATGGCATACAAAGATTATTGGGACGGGGTTGATAATGGGTGCGACCCTGCTTTCCCACACTACGGCGATTTTGAGCGATGGGCATACAGCCGTTAGTTTAGACAAACCGCCTTGCGTGCTGAAATAAGGTGCTGCAATCGAATTGACAAGGCGGACAACAAGGTTTTAAAGACAGACGCGACAAAGGGGCGTGGCGTTCCCAACCTTAACATAGTTCTTTGACATACTTTCATAAATAAATATAGAGATAGCAGAAACGCTAAGGGCGAGACTAACAATCCGTGACCCCTATGGCAGGCTGCTAACGAACGAATTTAGCAGACAATGGTGCGAAACGTCTTTACGCATTAAGTAGATAGATTAGGCAACTATCATCACCACGTCTGACCATCATATAGGGCACGCTGTGGCTAAACCCACTGCAATGGAATTGGGCGCGCCCACGAGAATACGCCCGAGATGGGTTTATTTATTTAGGTATTGATTATCAAATGTGATGGCAAGCGTGCCATCATTCATGGTGGTTATGGTACATAGGTTCTTTGATGATTTTTGCCTATGCGTGGTTCGACTCCACGGCTGCCACAATTTAAAACTAAGAATATGGCACAAATATTATGCACAATAGCATGTGTGTGGGCTGTTTATCAACTCACCAAAGAGATTAATGGGTATTTTAAAGATATAAATAAATGAGATTATGAAATTAGAAAGCAAATGGAATGTAGGCGATGAGTTATATACCATTGCTAACATGAAAATAGTTAAGTTTAAAGTATCATCTGTCAGCATTTTTGTAGGCAAGACTTTTACTAATGTAAGCTATTTTGGCGATGGCTACGATAGCTACAAAGAAGATAATTGCTTCGAGACAGAAAATGAGCTTTTAAATTTCTTAAGAAGAGATTAATTTACGTTGTTAATAATCGGTGCATGCGTGGTCTGTGAAGATAGCGCAGCTTTTTTAAAAAAAATGAATATGGAAAGGACGATAAACGAGAGAGAATGTTCAAATAGCGGCTTATTTTTAAGGCTAAAAAAAAACGATAAGGTACATGTATCACTTAAATCGTACAGCGAGAGGATGATACGTAAGGAATGCAGCATACAGAACCGCTTTGCAGGGTGTACGCCTCTAAATAATAAGTACACCACAACTATAAAAGAGAAAACTGGCTATATTACCATTTATAGGAGGTATTGATATGGAAATGACGATACACGAGCTTGGCGGTATTATTGCCAATTTCGTGCAAGTTGGGTTTGAAGAGGCTGTGCGCGCTTATGACCCTCCACAAGACTTGTTACGAAAAAGCGAAGTTAAGCGGTGGCTAAAATTCAAGCATATAGAACTAAAAACGTTTAAAATGCTTGAAAGTGCCGGATATATTACGGCTCACAAACAAGGAGCAAAAGAAAAGTCGCCGCTATATTACTCCAAAGTAGAAATACAACAGGCATTAGCAACAATGAAATTGAACAGATATTTTTTAAACGATAAAATAAAAGAATTATGACATTAATTAGGAAAGCATCGGAATTGAGTATTCCGAACACAATCAAGATGATGATTTACGGACAGGCTGGTATGGGTAAAAGTACGCTTGCCCTTTCGACACCTAAGCCTCTGTTATTGGACTTCGATAACGGCGTTAAGCGTATCAACATGTCTCATTTGGATGGTATTGATACTGTACAGGTAGGGGCTTGGCAAGACGTAAAAGACGTATTGCAAGAGGATTTATCCGCGTATCAGACAATCGTTATAGATACGATTGGAAAGATGATGGATTTTATTATCACCTACAAATGTGGTACACGACAGCCGAAAATCGGAGATTGGGGCGGCATCAACCAAGAATTTTCTTGGCTCACACGAACTGTAGGAAGCCTTAATAAAAATGTGGTGTTTGTTGCCCACCGCGATAGCCGAAAAGAGGGTGACGATACTGTATTTATCCCTGCACTTAGGGAAAAGTCGTACAATGCTATTGTCACCGAACTTGACCTGCTTGGCTATCTCGAAATGAAGAACGAACATGGGCGACAAGTAAGAACAATCACTTTCGACCCGACAAGTCGCAATGATGGCAAGAACACATGCAATTTGCCGGGCGTGATGAATATTCCTACAATCATTGACGCACATGGTAAGCCAACCGCTAAGAACGATTTCATCGAGAAGCATGTGATTGCTCCTTATCTCGGTATGCTTTCGGCTAAGGAAGAGGAAATTAAGAAGTATAACGAACTGATTGCAGAAATAGAGAAAGGCGTTTCGCAAATCACTGATGCACAAAGTGCCAACTCTTTTACCGAGCATATTAATGACTACAATCACACCGGTAGTTCATTGATGAAAGCGCGTTCCTTGTTCTCTGCAAAAGTAAATGAACTTGGATTGGTCTATAATAAGGAAACAAAATCTTATGAAGACAAAGCAGCTTAACTACAACATCTATCCGTCTTTGCTGGATGCTTATCAGCAATATGTGGATAGTGATATTATTTGGGAAAAGTATTGGGGGTTCTGTGAGACACCCCCACATACTCCCGAAGAGTTCCACAAGATACAATTCCAAGCAGTCATTGATAGGATAAACAGAGTTCCTTACGATAATGAAGCAGTTGCTAAGGGTACAGCATTCAATGAAGTTGTAGATTGTATGATAGAACATCGCAAGTCTGACAAGGTGGAAGTTGAAAAGGTCTATGAGAAAATCATTGAAGGGGCTTGCGACCCCCATAACGGGATGCCTTTGTATTGTGATGTAACAGACACAGGAAAGTTTATCGGTTTGAATGCAAAGATAGGTGAGCGTGTCTTTTTCTTTCCTATTGGTGTATGTAAGGAGTTCGCAGACTACTACAAAGGTGCAGTAACGCAGAAATACGTTGAGGGTATTCTTCCCACTGCCTTTGGTAATGTAAAACTTTATGGCTTTATAGATGAACTTATGCCGTTGTCCGTCCACGACATCAAGACGACAAGTCAATATAGCGTAGGAAAGTATAAGCGGAACAGCCAGCATTTGGTTTATCCATTCTGTCTTATGCAGATGGGTAACGATGTAAGGACGTTCGAGTATAATGTGGCTGTGATTGGTAAGTACAATTACGAAACTTTCACAGAAAGTTACGAGTTTGTACCAAGTAGAGATATACCTGTACTCCAACATAAATGCGAGGACTTTATTCAGTTTTTGGAAGACAACAGAGAATTAATAACAGACAAGAAAATATTTAACGATGGCAATTAGTAAGACAGGTGTAGTCCTCGCAGTAGGGCAACCACAACAATTAAAATCAAAGAGTGGAAAAACGTTTGTAAAACGTTCTCTTTATCTTGATTGCACGACATTTGACCCATACACGGGGCAGCATTCCCAATACGAGAACAAAATCCTTTTTGATTTTATGGAGAGTAAAACTTCCTTACTTGATAACATTCAAGTAGGGCAGATTGTTACAATTTCCTTCGACTTGCAAGGGTCAGAAATTACAGAACAAGACGGAAGAAAGAAATATTTTACTCACGTTCGTCCGTATAATATAGAGGTTCGGCAGATGCAACCGCTACACAAACAACCAGCGAGTACTCAACCAGTGTCGTTTCCACCGCAAGATAATGATGATGCACCATTCTAATGATATATGATACATCGAACCCACTCGATAAGGCTAATTTCCTGCTTCGTGCAAAGAAGTTAGCCGAGAGTGGGAAAATAATAGAAATGAGCGAGAAGAAGCCAAGACGCAGCTTGCCACAAAATAAGTATCTGCATGTGATTTTGGCTTATTTCGGTACACAGACGGGCAATACTCTTGAATGGGTCAAACAGCAATACTATAAGAAACTTGTAAACCCTGACTTATTTATCCGAGAAAAAGAAGATAAGTATTTGGGCAAGATAAAAGTTCTTAGAAGTAGTGCTGACCTTGATACAAGCGAGTTTAGTTTATCCATCGAAAGGTTCAGAAATTGGGCGGCACAGGAAGCAAGTATTTACATACCATCTTCAGATGAAGCAATACTTATTCAGCAGATGGAAATCGAAATAGAACGAAATAAAGAGTACTTGTAACTCACCTTTTTCATGATAAGTTTTTAATTGTTCAACAACGTGGGGAAATGCCCCACACTTGCTTTGGTGGCGGAATTGGTAGACGCTAAACTGTGGTGTATTTGAAAACAGTTAAACAATTATACACCGTGCAGGTTCGAATCCTGCCCAAGGCACATACAACATGGTGGTGCGTGCATACTGAACGTAATGATAAAGCAATGGGAATTAAGTTCAATTCAAGATTGTACACCTTGCAGCGACTTAAGAAATGTTGCCTAAATTAGTAAGTTTAAAGGAGAGCAAGCGGAATTGTACACTCCGTACCATTTTTGGTTATTGCAGGTTCGAGTCCTGCCTCCACCTCTAATTTCCAAATCAAATGTATTACATCAAAAAAAAGAAAACAGACAAACCAAAGAAACGGCAAGTAAGTAAGTCCACTTTGGTTAAAAAGTTGGATGATGTGTTTAGTAAATTCATCCGATTAAGGGATAGTAACAAAAATGGCATGTGCCAGTGTATTTCTTGTGGGCGTGTACATTATTGGAAAGAAATTCAAAATGGGCACTACATGAGCCGCCGTTACATGAGTACACGTTTTGACGAAATGAATTGTAATGCGCAATGTGTAGCATGTAACATTTTTAATCAAGGGAATATCCAAATGTATCGTAAAAATCTAATCAAGAAGATTGGCGAAAAGAATGTCGATTATTTGGAATATAAAGCTAAAGCGACAACAAAGCAATATTCAGTATTTGAATTGCAAGAACTCATTAAGTATTATTCAATCTTAGTGAAGAAATTGAGTGATGAGAAAGGGATAAGGGTATGATGTATAAACTACGTGATTATCAACAAAGGGCTTCCGATACTGCGGTAGCCTTTTTTAATGATAAGAAAGCAAAGTATAACGCTATAATGGTGCTGCCCACTGGTAGTGGCAAATCGCTTGTGATAGCTGATATTGCTAATAGACTGCAAGGGCATACACTTGTCTTTCAGCCGTCAAAAGAGATACTTGAACAGAATTATAAGAAACTATGCTCCTATGGAGTACTTGATTGCTCTGTTTATTCGGCTTCATTCAATTCAAAGAATATAAGCCGTATCACATTTGCAACGATAGGCAGTGTGATAAGGCATACAGATGATTTTCAGCACTTCAATAACGTAATCATAGATGAGTGCCATTTTGTCAATGCAAAAGGCGGTATGTACGAAGAATTCATACACGCTACTGGGTGTAAGGTGTTAGGACTTACCGCCACTCCTTACAGATTAAGCTCAAGCAGCTTTGGCGCAATGCTAAAATTCCTTACCCGAACACGACCCCTTATTTTCTCTAAGGTTATCTATCAAGTACAGATTTCAACCTTACTTGATATGGGTTTCCTTTCTTCTATTGACTATTACCAGCTTTCTCCTATTGGGTGGGATAATGGTAATCTGAAAGTCAATACAACAGGTGCAGACTATACGGACAAATCCGTTAAGATGGAATACGAACGTATTGACTTCTACTCTTATCTTGTAAGTATCGTCCAAAGGTTATTAAAGCCTAAGAGAGGCGGTGCGAGAAAAGGAATACTTGTATTTACCCGATTTGTCAAAGAAGCTCAAAGGCTCGCGGATACAATACCAAATTGCGCTGTTGTATCAGGCGAAACACCAAAGGTTGAACGTGAAAGGATATTAACCGAATTCAAAAGTGGTAATATCCCAGTCGTTGCCAATGTTGGAGTACTTACAACGGGATTTGATTTCCCTGAGCTTGATACAGTAGTGATGGCACGACCAACAATGTCGCTTGCCATGTATTATCAGATAGTAGGCAGGGAGATACGTCCATACGAAGATAAGCAAGCGTGGTTTATAGATTTGTGTGGGAACATCAACCGCTTCGGTAAGGTTGAGGACTTGAAACTCATTGACACTAACGGCAAGGGAAAATGGGCGGTGTTCAGTAACGGCAAACAATTAACGAATGTATTATTTCAATAAGTATGGAAAACAGAATTGTACAACTAAGCGAGTATGAGTACAACCAGCTTCAAGAAAAAGCAGAGTTAAACGATGGAAAAATCCGCGACTTGGCGGAGAAGTATTACCAAGAACGTGGTGTGTTCCGAATTGATATTAGAGTCGAACTCCAAGATAAATACAACGGAGATACAGTTTTCTATACCAATGTATTCTCACACGAGAACGGCTTGTATAAGAACGACGAATTTGGCCCAATTATTACAGAGAAAGGACGCAGGAAGATAGAAAGGATATTGTCCGATGCTTGTACGGAAACCTTTGAGAATAAATTTGGTGATGCTGTTAAATTCAAAAATAGCTATGCTGACGTATTGAGAAGATTTACTGTTACGAGGTGGATTGCATATACAATAGCGTTCAGCGGCTGGGGAGTTGCAGCAGCGTTGATAATAAATAGAATTTTTAACTAATCGGAAAATTATGATTAAGAAATTAATTTGCAAACTATTCGGACACGTACATGTTGAGGAAATGTACGCAGCCCCACTCGTTGGCAAAGAACGCAGATGGGTGGTCATTAAAGAAGTAAATTGCACTCGTTGTATGAAGAATATATCTTTTGAAATGAGCGAGCCAATGTCACGTGTGGAGCTTTTGAAAGAGGGTTGGTTTATCAAGTCCGAGCCAATATGGATTTCACGTTTGTATGCGAAGTACAAAAAGGTAATCGGAGAGAACTAAAAAACACCAGAGTTTCCGGAATGATTAAACTCAACGAAAAGTTCCTTGAAGATTTCACACCACGAGAACAGGTCGTTATGTTGCGGTTGCTCCTTATGGCAAATGATGATGGAGTAGTAGAGGTTTCCACACGTGCTCTTGCTGAAATGTGCGAAATGACAAGGCAAAACGTTCGGTCTTTGCTTACATTCTTACATGAAAAATGTTGCGTGTTTTTGGACGTAAAACAGAAAACTAACCCAAAATGTAACCCAAAAGGTAACCCAAAATCAACTTTTGTAACAATATGTAATTATGATAGTTACAAGGTAGGTAAGAAGAAAACTACCCAAAATATAACCCAAAATGTAACCCAAAATCACGATTTGATAAATCTTGACATTTCGCGCACAGACAAAGCTGTAAAACGTAACGCGCTTACATCGCAAATCAAACGTGAGGAATATATGCACGCCTTTGATGATTGCGCGCAAGACTATCGCAATTTCGTAGTGTGGCTCATGGATAGGGCAAAGCATTGTTTTGTAAATCTTGCAATTCCAACACCCGATGAGTTTATTTCCTTAAAAATTCACTCAACAGGAAAGGATATTGCAGAGATGATTGAAACATTGGAAAACAACAGAAAGTATGATAATATGTATAAAACAATTTATCTCACAGCGCGTAATTGGCTCAAACGTGATAATAAATGGAAAGAGTAATAGATGGAAGATAGGGTACTATTAAACGACAAAGCTTGTGAGGACGTTCTTGTCGGCTCAATCCTCGCCGATAACAACGCGTTCAACAACGTTAGGGATATTCTTTCCGACGATTGCTTTTTTGACAATTTCAATAAGGCTGTTTATCGCGCTATCATAGCGGTAACAGAACAAGGGAATGTTGCTGATATTATTTCGGTTAAAGCAGAATTGGAAAGCAAGCGTGTTCAGTTTGACCTCATGAAGTTGGTGTCATTAACTGACCATTACACCATAAATCTACGGCAATACGCCATAAGGTTAAAAGACCTCGCAACAAGACGTAGGTTAACACAGATTGCCCAAAGGTTGCTCATCAATTCCTATACGGAAGAGAACCCCATAGAACAAGTCACACAGCAGACAACAGATGATATTGCAGCATTGTTCTCTTCTGATGTTTCGGAAGTAATGGTGTTAAGGGATGGGATTAAAAAGGTAAATACCATCATCAATCAGAACTTGCAAGACACGCATCAACTCACAGGCTCGCCGACAGGATTTGAGGAACTGGATAAGAAGATGGGCGGTTTGCAGTGTTCCGATTTAACTATCATTGCCGCAGAGAGTAGCATTGGTAAGAGTAGCCTAAGCCTATCCATAGCCCTAAACGCTGCAAAGTATGGTGAGAAGATTGCTATTTACAGCATGGAAATGAAAGCCGAGCAGTTGACAGCACGCATCATGGCAATGGAAAGCGGAGTATCGTCAAGCAACATCCTTTACGCACGTCTTGATGGTGGGCAGTTGCAACAGATAGAAAAGGGTGTCGGTAAAATCGAGAACCTTAATATATTCTTTGATGACAGGAGCACGTCAAGCATTGATACTATTCTTTCATCCATTCGCTATATGGTAATGAAGTACAAAGTGAAGGGTGCTATCATTGACTATTTGCAAATTCTTAATGTGAATATGAAGAACGTCAACAAGGAACAAGCTATGGGTGACGTGGCACGCCGATTAAAGAATATCGCAAAGGAACTCGATATTTGGGTAATAGCACTCTCGCAGTTAAGCCGTGATAAGGAAAACCCGATACCAACACTTGCCCGATTAAGGGATAGCGGTCAAATTGCAGAGGCCGCAGATAATGTGATTTTGATTTATCGCCCCGAGTTCTATGGGAAGTTGTCATATCCAAGTGACTTTGCTTCGGTATCCGTGCAAGGTACGGCTCTCATCCATTTAGCAAAGGGGCGAAACATTGGAACAACGAAGTTTATTTGTGGTTTCAGTGCTCCAACAACGCTGTTCTACAATCTTCAAAACGTACCGACAAAATCAGAACAGCAGAATATAACACCATTAGAAAGTGTACCATTTTAATAACAAAGAAATATGAAAATAACAAAAGCAATCAAAGTTGAGAAAAAGAATTTAGTAGACATCTTCAATTTGGAATGTGTTTACGCCATCACAAAAAATGATAATGGGAAGCCTGTTATCAACATTCATTCAGATTGCACCGATGGACGTGTGTTTGCTCAATATGGTGAATATATTTGCCAATTTGAAAATGGACGATGGCAGGTGTTTGGTTCAATCTCGTTTGGTAACATCATTATGACGGGGAGGGACTAAGGTATGAATGATAACAATTTCAAAAAAGCAGGCTGTTGCTTTTTAAAAACCTTTGTATTCCTATTCTTAGGGTTTAGGGCTATTGTTTATAACGCGTATAGCAGACTATCGAAGAAAGCAATTATCGTAATATCTGCAATTCTATTGCTCATATTATCCGTAAGTTGGCTCGTTTGCTACGTGCACATGAAAACGCAACTAACAACAGCTGAATGGCAACGTGATAGCCTAAAGCAAAAGGTTGACAGCATCCACGATTGGAATAAAACAGGGTATTCACAAACAAAATATTAATTATGAACAAGAAAGATTTAGCAGAGCAGTACGCTATTAAGGAGTACGAGCGATTGAATGATAATGACCCTATTTTTGAAGATAACCTATGTTTTTCAATCATAGATATTGAAGCAGCTTTCAACGCTGGGCGTGAGAGTGTGGTGGAAAATATTCCAGAGTTAGAATGGACGGAAACAACCTATAACTTAGAAGATTATCTTATTTCACATAATAACGGCTGGAACTACAATATATTTTTTAGAGGTGGTGCATTTAAAGTGCATTGCAACTACAATTTTATTGGACAATTTATATCACTTACATCAGCCAAGCAGGCAGCCAATGAGGACTATAAACAACGGATTAAACAAGCATTAGGATTATGAGTTTAGGAAGTGTTATTTTAAACATAGAAAGCCAAGCATCAAGACTTGAAGATTTAATAAAAGAGTTAAAGCGTTGGTTGGTTTTTAAAGGTTTTAATAAAGAAGATAACCCAATCATTATATATGAAGATGGTATGATATTCGTAGAATGGAAAGAATATACTATTTCATTGAAATATGCTAAGAAAGCAATGGAAGAGAAAGGGTTTATCAGTACATTAGATTTTAACCAATGGTATAATTTATAAAACAGTATAATCATAATAGCTTATGAGTAATATTAAACGTTGGTGGTTTAAGAAGAAAATACAGTTCTTATGTAACTGTGTTAAACAAATAAACAAGTTATATAATAAGTATTGTAGAAAACAAAGAGTTCCACTGTTAGGAGAGATAGAAGATATAACTCCTGATGAAGCAAAGGAATTATTGTATTTTCTACAAGCAATAAGAGATTTAGAGTATGATATATGGAGAGATTATCATGCAATAGATGATGATTAAAAATTAAAGTTATGACAGTATTAGAATTACAAAAAAGATTACAAGAACTCTACAAAGAGTATGGGGATATAGAGGTTGTTATTCTAAATAAGAATGACAATAATGAATTTCAAAGTATAAAATATTTTGAAAATGTAGAATGTGTAGGGTTTTGTCCTAATGAGATAATATGTTTATTTTAAATAGGAATAATATGAGTAAATTATTTGTCCCACGTAAATTGAAAAAGGCTTGCAAAACATATAGGAGTGGTATTCCTCTCAAAACAAAGTGGTTAAGATATGTATATGAACGTTATGCCATTGATTGGTATTACGAGGAACATGAAGATGTATTTGAAAATAATATATATGAATTATGACAAGAGAAAAAGAAATAAAAGAAGCATCATCAGAATACATCAAAAACTATGGTTATTTCAATGTCGACCTTAATGATGTCGAAAGTGGATTTATTGATGGTGCAAAGTGGGCAGATGGGCGCCCTAAAAGTCCTTGGCATTCTGTTGCTGATGGAGATTTGCCACAAGTAAATAAAAGGTGTTTGTTTAGTTATGAAGGAAATATTTACATAGGATATAGGTGTATTACAAAAGACGTGTTTTTGGAAGATGTACCTTCCTTATCACTTACTGTTACTGATTTTGATTATTGGATGGAAATACCAAAGTTACCAACAGAATAAAAATAATGAATTATGAAAACATACGTAATCACACTATCAAAACATTTCCTTGCTAATCACAAACGAGCAGGGGAAGAAACGCATTTCAAAGAGAAGTTCCTACTTGGACAGGGTCTTATAGATTATGATACTCCGTCCATGGCGAAGATACACACTATACGGGCAAATTATCAACTATGGGAGAAACGCATTAAGGAAGTACAAGAGGGGCGCGCCGTACTGTCTGTTCGGCAATGGACGGGTAAGCCGTATAGGAGTAAGCAGGTGGAGATAGCAACGCTTACTGCCGAGAATGGCGTTGGTGTGCAGAAACTCGAATTTTACAATAACACTCTTGGACTGTGCCATATAGGCATTGTCTATCAGAGAAAATATGAGTTAGCCCACCATGATGGACTTTCGTTTGAGGACTGGAAAGAGTGGTTTAAAGGTTATGACCTATCAGAACCGATGGCAATTATTCATTTTACGAAATTCAGATATTAAGATGAAAATATTAGTACAATTCAGTGGTGGCAAAGATAGCCAAGCCTGCCTGATTAAAGAAGTTTGGAAGAGTGTAGATGACTATGAGGGATTTTATGAAGTCTCAAATATGGGTGATGTGCGCTCTATGAATAGGTATACTAAAGATGGTAAGTTTTTAAAAGGAAAAGTTCTCAAACAAGGTTTATGTACAAGTGGGTACAAACATGTGGTTTTCTGCAAAGATGGAATTAAAAAGGATATGTTAGTTCATCGGTTAGTCGCCCGTGCATTTTTACAAAATGAGAATAAGTATGCCGAAATCAATCATAAAGATGAAGACAAATGTAACAATGTGGTGTCAAATCTTGAATGGTGTGATAGAGTGTATAATAACAATTATAATAGTGTGGCCGCAAGGAATTTATTAAAAGCCACGAAAGCTATCATAAAAGGAGTGTTACAAATAAAAGATGGAAGAACCATCGGTATATTTGAAAGCATGAAAGAGGCTGAAAGGGCAACTGGAATTTTCCACGAGAGTATATCTGCATGCTGTCGTGGGAAAAGGCGGAGTGCTGGCGGTTTTAATTGGTCATATAAATAAATCATTATGAAAGTTATAGTTCAATTTTCTGGAGGTAAAGACTCTCAAGCAAGTCTTATTTTGTCTGTGAAAAAATATGGAAAAGAAAATGTGGTTGCATGTTTTGCCGACACCGGTTGGGAGCACCCTGTTACCTATGAGCATATTCATAACATCTGTAAGCAATTAGGTGTAGAGCTGATTACGCTCAAAAGCAATAAGTACGAAGACTTTGTGGATATGAGTATCAAGAAAGGACGTTTCCCATCATCGCAGAGACGGTTCTGTACTTCGGAACTGAAAGTAATCCCTATGATAGATTATATTCTCTCACAAGATGATAGCTTTCTTATCATTCAGGGCATCAGGGCAAAGGAAAGCAAAGCACGTGCCGGATACGATGTAGAGTGTTCCTACTTCAAAGAGTATTTCAACGACGAAGTGAAAGGGCTATATCATAAGAAAGCCGTGCTTGAGTGGTGCAAGACACACGATGCAAGCGTACTGCGCCCAATTTTTCATTGGTCGGCACAGGAGGTAATAGATTATATCCTCGCCAACGGTCAGCGCCCAAATCCTTTATATGAACGGGGCTTTGCAAGAGTCGGCTGTTTCCCTTGCATTATGTGCAGAAAGCGTGAAATACAACTGATTTCAAAGGACAAGTGGGCGGCAAAACGGTTGATAGATGCAGAACAGAGAATGAAAGATGAAACTGAGAAAGGCTCGTCTTTCTTTTCACCCGGTTACATTCCCGCCCGCTTCTGTTCTAACGGACAATATCCAACGGTGCAAGAGGTGTTCAAGTATGTAAACCGTAATGATGCAGAGCTTGATATGTTTGAGCCGAAGGGAGGTTATAGTTGCATGAGTTTGTATCATGGGCTGTGTGAATGAAATTATCATTAAATATTAAAGGTTATGGACCATCGTGATTTTTTCAACAAAGTGGCATTGATGCGCCAACTACAAAAAGAATACTTCCGCACGAGAAGTAGGTCAGTTCTTACAAATTGTAAGAATATAGAGAGTGAAGTAGACGCGGAAGTAAAGCGTGTAAACGCTATTATGGAGCGTAGGCAAAAGGAATAATAACAGTTAAAATGAAAGAATTATGAAGAAACTTATTTTATTATCAGTGTTAGCGTTTGTAATCACTTCTTGTGGCTACGAGATTAGGAAGAAACCCGAACCACCTAAGCCGAAATTGACAAAGGAGCAGATACGGAAGCAAGAGTATGAGCAAAGGCTGAAAGACTACGAGGTTAAGTTCTTATTTGAATGTGACGGCGTAAAGGTGTATCGGTTTTACGATGGTAAATATGTCTATTTCACTAATGCAAACGGAATGACACATTACCAATATACTACGATGAATGGGAAGCATTCTCACACGGCGCATAGAGTTCAATCTATTAACACAAGGAGGTAATATGAAAAGAGTAAACAAACCAAATAAAAATGGTTATATCGAAATCGACTTTGACGGCAACGTTAAAGCAGGTTTCAAGGTAGAAAATGGATGCATTGTAGTCTTAGGGGCTATGGACGGATATGGAAGACCAATCAAAATAGAAGATTAATTATGAGGATAAAGAACGAAGCGGAACTGCTATCAACGTTCTGCGATAAAAATGAATTTAGGCAATTATTAAGAACACCTTTTCTCAATACTAAGTACAACGAGGTATGGAGTACGGATGGGCACGCTCTTATTAGAATAAAGCCCGAAAGACTTGTTGGTGAATATTCTAAAGGAGAATTGAACCTACCCCCGTTAGAATGCCCATGCAAAAAGAAAATCACTATTGACGCAATAAATAGGGCGTTGGATGAATGCCCGAAAGTCGATGAGGAAATTGTTATCCAAGATGCGGTAGAATGCAAGGAATGTGACGGAAGTGGTGAAGTGTATTGGGAATACACCGACAATAATTGCCATACCCACGAGCGTTTATTCGACTGTCCTGTATGTAATGGCACTGGGGAGATTACACCCGAAAAAACGAAGAAAACTGGAAAGAAAAGAGCAGAAGAGAAAGCAATTATCAATGTTGGTAATGCTTATATCTTCGCATACAATATCTATAAACTAAAGTTTGCAATGGACTTTCTTGGCATTACCTCTGTGGAGTTGGCATACAACCCTGAAAGAGGTGCAAGCGAGTTTGTTTTAGATGGCGATATACGTATAGAACTCTCGCCTATGTTATTCGACCATATTTGTAAATGTAGTGCAAAATTAGAATTAATATAACTATAATAACAAAAGAAAAGAATTATGAAAATAGAATTACAAGCAGGTGATACAATAACCATTCCTGAAGGCTGCAAAGCTGTTATTAAGGATGGGAATATAGTATTTAAGAAAGAGCATAAGTTTAAAAATGGAGATATACTCCATTCCATAGATACTGATGTAATAGTCATATTTAAGGAAATGGAGAGAGGCAGTAGTATATATTTTTACTCTCATTATAACGCTAATTGTGATACTAATGGGTGTTGGAATAGCACAGCTTTTCGTTATGCTACAGATGTAGAAAAGCAACTACTCTTTGATAAGATGAAAGAACAAGGTCTGCGGTGGAACGCAGAAGAGAAGCGAGTGGAGAAGATTAGGTGGAGAGCCAAGTACGGAGAGGAATATTGGTATGTTACATCATCATGCTCCGTTGCTGGTGACTTCATGCGAGAGGAAAATTCTCTAACAGGTTCAGGTGCAATAGAGGATTGGAGTGGGTACAACCATTTCCGAAAGAAAGCACAAGCCAAAGAAGCTGCAAAGAGAGTGAGGGAAACACTGAAAAAATATTGTGAGGAAATAGGAGAATGAAGATAACAGATTTGAAAATTGGCGACCGAGTATGCTGTACGAATGATAAATTCCCTATGGTCGTTGTTGGATTGCACGCTCTACTTGACGATATAGAAAAAGGTAGAGGGACGGTCTACCTTGACTTCGATGGTAATGAGGGCGACCAGTGGGAGATTGATTTACCCGAAGAGGAATTAGAATTTGTAAACGATACAAAATGACAGAACAGGAATATAAAGAGCAACGTGCCTATTGTGTGAATGCAGCACTTTCGCTCGATAGGACACATTTCAAACGCTGTGTGCGTGCACGGTTACGAGAAATCGCTAAACTCGACGCAAAGCATGACAACAGAGATTTTGAAGAAATTAAACAGGAACTTTATAACGATTTTGGATTATGAATAAAGATTTTATAAACTCATGTATGGTGTTTTTCCCGATGCTTGTTGTTATCCTCGCTGTGTTTAAACATGCAGGGGCATTAGATATTTCATGGTGGTGGGTGTTCTCCCCAATATGGTTGCCATCGCTCATGCTGATTGGTGCTATCGCTATCGCTGTAATCGTGGCATTTATAGCGTTAATTCTACGCATTACATTCTCAAAGAGTGATAAGAAATGAACTACGTAGGTCAAAAGTGCGTTAGTGTTACCATGTTTGGCAAGTGTTGTGATATGTGGGTGAAAGAGAACCTTACGGAGGATGAATTCTTTACAGCATTTACAAAGTGCAAACGACTTATGGCGGAGTTCTACTTCCCATTCCTTATCGCGGCTGATAATATGCTCTTACTCTTTGAAGCTAACTTACAGCAGAATGGTAAATATCGCTTTGAGAACAAGAAAAAGTTCCGTCAGTTACAAGCATCAGTCCGCAAGTGCATTGGCTATATGAAAAACTATTATGCCGTTCCTGAATATTTTGAGGAACTATCCGTGCAGGTGTGGGACGATGTAAAGGATAATATCGAAAAGCTACGATACGCCATGTATCTTGTTTTTAGTCGGCATGGGATTGAACAAAAGCAGGCCGAAACATACGCACTAATGGTGGCAACGGCAAATATTATTTATATGGCCGAAGATACATTTAGAGCCATTGTGAAGCAGTCGCATGATACAAATGGAATTGCGTTCGGTGGTGCTCTTGAACATACATCGTGCATTGCAGCATACAATTTCATTTCCTCATGGATACATGATACCATTAAGTGTTTTGAACAGATGGAAGACGAAATCGTGAAAGATGATATTATCCGCGCAGGACGGGATGCCATAAGCATGACCATCATCAATCCCGAGAAGATGTATCAACGGCAAGTGGGGGCCTATGATGAACTTGATGATAGCATGAAACGGAACTGGAACACGTCAAAAGACGTGCCAAGAAACCGAAGACGCGTGCTCATCTATCGTAACGGACAAACTAAATCGTTCCTTTATAGCAAAGGCTATCTCTATGCCAACGATACAAAAGAACGTTGGAACACACGTGATGATTTCATGTGGATTTATGAAAGCGAAAAGGACAAAAAGGCTGAATTTACAGCATAACGGATGTGGCGAATTGTTGCATATTTTGCAATGGTTTGCCACTTTTTTGCGTTTATAACAAAACAACCGCCTGCTGTGCTCACGCATAACAGGCGGAATAATCTAATAAACTAACAAAAACAATAAATTAAAAACGAATTATCTTCTTCCCACGATAGATGAGCCACACAACGACCGTGAGGATTGCTCCCGACAATGCCGCCATTGCCCATCCACCTATATCTTGCTTAATCTCTTGCCAACGCGTTAACTTGGCAGGTACCTCCTTAATCTTTGTAATGCTATCCACACGTAGGCTATCGCGCCATCGTGTACGGAATAATGTGCGATAGCGATAGTCCACCTTTGTCCGCGTGAGATAGACGGTATCTCCCTTGATGTATCTGTCGACGAACTCGCGCTGGTAGATGCTATCATGGCGGGTGAGCGTATCATGATGGTTAACGATAACGCTGTGATATTCGGGTACGGCAATCTGTTTTGCCTTACATCCCTGTAACAGCATCAGCATCAGAAATGCCATCGCAAGGAACAATCCCAGCAAAAACTGTTTGATAAAATCTTCGTATCGCATAATTCCTATACCTTTAATTTGAAGCACTGCCTGCGCTGCATGCCAATGGCATTCTTATACCCAACGTGCACCCAACGTGCTGTGCTGCTCTTCTCAATAATGATTTGGTCGTACATATAACCTTTTTTGGAAAAGACCTCCGCCATAAATCGTTCAAAGTCGGCCTGCCTACCATTGACCGGCTGGAGGTCGGCGGCGTAACCTAATGTATGTGCCGAGTTCCTTACACCACCCACTGCGGCATTGAGGGCTGGTGAGCGATAGCCACTTGTCACACGGATAGCCGACGTGCCAAGCCCATGCTGTGTGCAATATATATCCCACTCAATACGGATGGCTTCTAACATCCCGAGCAATTCGGTGAGGTGCACGCGTATCATGGCGTTGGGCTGATTGTTGATTTTCAGCTTTTCCGCCGTGGGTGATTGCATTAATTCTTGTAATGTGAAATGTGCCATAAATCTAATTTTTTAAACAATAAACTATAATTGTAAAGAGGCATACGGCCTCTTCAAAAAATACGCTCCTGCGAGCGTTGGCAATAAGGTATGCCACGTAGCCTAACCACGCTAATAGCAATACTGGCTCCTTGATGGCGATAACGAATTGCGAGGATAATGCGGCGAGGAACGCACCTACATAATGCAATGTGCGTTCATGCTTCCGATAGTACGGCGACAAGCCAACCATCATCAGTCCTGCAAAAAGACCCATGCACACAAATCCTAACCATCCACCCGTCTTCGCAATAAAGGCAGGAGTGATGAGATACGCAGCTAAACATATAGCGATAGTGAATTGGCGCGGCTCGTGGGTGATGTATGCCGTTTCCGAAAGGCTGTTAAGGTCTTCCCCCTTCAGCAATCTCATCTTAACGACAAACGCTGTAAGGAGCAAAGCACCGATAATGCAAAAGACTTTGATGAGTAGTATGCCCATAATAATTACACTATTATAAGGTGAATACCAATTTTTGCGGATAACCTTTCGTGTTATCGTAGCTCTCCACCTGCTCCACAGATTGCAGCTGTGACACAATGGCCTTGTGTTTCTGCGTCACCATATAGGTGGCATCGGCGTAGACTTGTATCTGTGCCAACATATAACGCGCATTATGCCGGCTTGTGGTCATTGCTTTTCCCCCAATGGCAAACATAATTTGCTCGTTGTTCAAGAACTCATTGGCGCGTAGGCTTGTGGAATAGTTCGACCGCAAATCCGGTGGGAACCATGCCTTAACACCATTTACATCAAACTCGTTAACGGCTGACGATTGCGCGTACTGCTCAATCTCTATCAGCTTCTTTGCTTTTGCCTTTGCCAGCTTTTCTGCTTCCGTTTCCTCCACCTTGACAAATCCCGCGGCAAGCAGCATCTCCTCTGTTGGATTGATAATCTGTTGGTCGTTATGGTCTATGTAGAGGCCATTATATACCTCTTCTCCTCTTTTGTACATCATAATCTATATATTGATATTTGTTTAACAGCTAAAGGGTTGATAGTATCGGCATCATGTTCATGCAATGGTCTTCCGATTAGAGCGTAATCAGAACTCCATCTTATATCCCTCCCTATATAAGGCATATCGAATGGGCTTGATACACTTCTTGCTCCGTTCTTTTGTTCCAACAGGAACTGGCCCTTGCCCTCCCCGTTGTTCTTTACCCCGAAGCGAATAGTGCCTCGCGATGTAAAGTCGTATGGTATACCATCTAAGCCCAAGGCTGCGGAGTTGATTTCCGTACCATTCATTATCCTGAATGCAGCATGCATTTTCCCATATTGATAATACACCGCACATGCAATGGAGCCTGCATTCTGACCAGTCATTCCAATATCAATAATGTATCGTGGTAACGATACATTACCTATTGCGAATGCCCCTATATTTATTTCGATAACAAAGAACTTGCCGAAGTCCTCTTCTGCGCTGGATAATGCTTGTGTAGTCAGCGTCATCCAACTTTGCGTAACGATGGCGTCGTTAACCTGCCACGCACCTTTCACGTCCCAGTCGACAGGGTGGTGCGCTCGTACATCGTCAGTCCATAGCATTCCGATGAATGGCTTGCGCCCACGCCATCGATGCAGTAGCATGCCAACATTATTGCTATACGATACCATCAGTCGCCTACGCATCAAACTCATCTTTGTCCCCTCCCATTATTAATATGTTATTAACAATCGAGCCCTGATAGGTAACTCCTTTGACGGGTACCACAACCTCTCCCTTGTACCACTCAACAGATGAGGGCTTTATAAAGGTCGTAGCCGCATCATCGGGGCAAGTGAACTGAAACGAAAACTCATTCACATAATCTTCGGATTTACTCGCCTCGTCAATGGAAATGGAAAGTCCGGGTACCTTTCCCCACACGTGCATCTCTCCAGCGCGCAAGGCAAAGGTGGTATCATTCGTGCCGTGGCTAACCATCCGCAATCGCCCATCGTGGCCATCCACACCGTCGCGCCCTCCTGCCTGTGGCTTTACATCGCGCTCGCTGACCACAAATAACGTTCCTTGCGTTTCCTCTGTCGACAACGGAACAATCTCAAATGCACGTGGAATATCGTTAATTATGTGTACAACTCCCGTTTCGCTGTCAGTGTTCTGTACATCGTATTCAATCGATATGTTGAACACTCCAGTACGTGTGTTATCAGCGGCTGCAATCTGAATGGCTATGCGTGAGCCGTCAATGGTGTAGTTTTCCGCTCGTGGTTGCGCAAAACTGCCATCCTTTTTCACCTTTACGCTGATATTCTTCACGTCGGCAAGGTTAATTCCCTTTCCATGCCGCTGCATATCGAACAGCAAGAATAAGTCCGTGCCCACTCTCTTACGTGTGAGCGCCGGCGGTGTGCTGTATGGGTTGCAATTACAATTATCCATAATCTTTACTCTTTAACTTTGTTCTTATCCTCTCCTATGTATTCAGCCACTTGCTTGATAGCCTGCTTTGCGTCGTGGTCACTTGCTGCGGTGACGATGGTGCGCACTAATTGGTCAATGTCAGCTACCTGCGATTTACGCTCTCGAGCATGCTCCACCAACGACTTTACCTCAATGACGATTTCCACTACGGCGAAAAGCATTGATACAACGGGCAAGCTGTGCACACTCAATAGGGTGCAGGCAATGAATATCACAGCGTCGATGATAAATGCAATCACCAAGAAACGCCAATACTCACCCACCTTGTCAATGGTAAGCCTAATACGGTGGCTCATCAAGGGCTTGTGCAGCTTCTTCTGTGTGTAGACCCTATCCCACAGGTCGGTGCCAATAGCGGCAATCACCAATAACCACATTATCACACACACGAGCAAATGCACTGCTACGCTATGGAGGAATGCGGGGCTGGCTTCAAAGGCTACTACGTCCATCATACAAGTCCTCCTGTTAGAATGTAAATACTCGCCATGCGCAAGCCGTAGCCCAATGCCACGCCGACAATGGTCATCGTCCAGTCTACCGCATCGGGCTTGCCACCCCATAGCTTATCCTTTAACTCTAATGCGCTGGCCACGCCTATGCCGGCATACGCCGCGCAATAGGCCGTGTTGGCCAGCAACCCTATCACCATGCCGCCGAGCAGATGCTTGTCTCTGTTGGAAGCTCTTAACCATTGTATCATCTTTCGCATTGTTGTTATATTGTTTAAATGATTTTTGTTGTTTATAAAATATATGTAAGCCACGCACCATAATACGTTGTTCCATCTATTTCGATTGACAAATCGCGAACCCAGACAAACTCGATAGCACTAACACCACCTCCTGTTAAATCGTCCCAATTAGTCAACTCTGTAAAGGAATGATTTCCAATTCCCAGCATATAAGGGTTTGCGTACCGACCTTCAGTTGTTGTATTGTAAGTATAGCTCTTGCTAAGCCCAATCCTTACCATACCATCTCTACTCAAGCGTTTGATGCGGATAACATGTCCATCGTCGTAAAGTTCCATCTTGGGCAATATAATGTCGCAATTATTTTGGTTTGTAGCAATAACATTATAATCGAACCGACTCAACGTCCTTGATGTTTCATTAGTACCTATGATAGTGTTGTTCATTGCTACACCCTCTAATGACCCACCATCAATATGTATCGCAATATTGTCGTATGCGCCCTGTGCTCCCATTACGACAGTATAATTTTTACCGAGATAGTGGCTCTCGCTTTCATCAAAATTTTCAAAGCGTGCTACAGCTCGAAGGCCAGATGTAGGGGGCAAAATGTTTCCGCCAAGTCCTGCAAAGGTCTTTTGATTGTCGTTCCTGAAAACAATGTATGCGTCATTGTTAAATGAGGCGTTCGTTAATCCTTCTCCGTCTATTTTAAAGCCTGCTATTTTGCCAGAACGTGCATTGATGTTGCCATTTACATTGACATTCTCAAAAGTTGCCTCTTTGGTATCTATAGTCTTGCCTTGAATGCCATTTGCCACCACCTTGTCGGCATCAATGGCCTTTGCGTTCACCTTTCCGTCCTTGATGAAAGCTGCCGTTTCACCGTCCTTGTCGGTGAACTTTGTCTTATCAGATTTGAGTGTAATTTCACTATTTGCACCGTCTATGTGAATGCCAGCCTGCTCCATACCAGTAGATAAGTCAGTAACGGTCTGTGAAATCGTATTTGCCGTGACCTTGATTTGCGCCAACGACAACTGAATATCCTTGATATTTGCAGTATAATCGGCTGCCACGTTTCCTTGGTTCATCATTGGTTGCGATACCCACAATCGGCCATTACGCAATAGCATGAATTTCACCTCCAGCTTCTGCGAAGTTAGGTTGTCGGGCGTGGTAAAGGTATGTTCAAACTTCTGCCACTCGTTCGCCTTTGCCGGTACGATTGAGATTGGGTCAAATAGTCGTACTCTGTTCCCGTTGTCAACCATCACGACCTCCAAGCCTGCACCGTTTTTCCCATTCGTGAACGAGCCGAGGTTGTCCGTGCGTATCATCGCAGAAACGGTGTATTTCTTCTTCGGTGCACAGCCCTCTACGACGAACATCAATGAATGATAGGTGTCGGCAGCCTGCCCGTGTTCCTCAATAAACACGACATTCGCATTGTTGTACTTCACATTTTTGTCAACACTTGCCCCGTTCATGCTCCAAACGCCCTCGATGGGTTCCAAGAACGTTGACCCTACGAACATGTTATGAATGAGTTTCGATACACCTTTTACGTTTGCAACGACTTCACCTAATTTCTGATTGGCTTCCAATAGTGCTTGCGTTGCATAGGTGACTGGGATAACACGTGTGTCCAACACCTGCGCACTTTTCATCACACTGACATTGAATGAACCTAAATTCTTCGTTGTAAAGTCAGTGATTGTAGTAACGCATTCCCATTCACCAGTAGCTTTCTTTGTAAAGTCCAGTGCGCCCAAACGACTATCTACCTTTATGGTAATATCGTCCCCTGTGTACTTAGAAGCTTTGCTACCTGCAATATAAGTAACATTATAGCGTAAAGTAACCTTACATGCACCATCATTGCCAACAATCGCATTTTCCTCTAATGGACTAAGTTTATATAACTCTGCATCCTGACCTTGAAATGCGCTCCACGTATATGCGCTTGGGTCGAGTGGGGGATAGGGCTTATCCCACGACATGATACCAATATATTTGCCTTGCGTAAGTCCAAATTGTTGGTCTTCGGGTGCTGGGGCATAGTCGTATTGCGTGTTCCCCTGCGTTATCATCAAATCAGCAATATAGAGGTTTAGCGTTGTCGCCGCTGGTTGTGTCATGCCATAGCGGAAGTCAACAAAGCAATAATTGGGCGCATCGCTATAGCCGGGGTTATTGACAAGTAAGCTGAACGGCTGCCAGTTGGTTGTGGCCGTCACATCACCCGCATTAACACCACCCATATTCACATTCACGCTGAATGTGGTTCCGTCCGTTTTCATGCGCCCACTGATGCGGAATTGACCGCGTGGCAGATTGCCTGCAAACCGCTTGAACAACTGCCCAACACGGTTAAAACTCTTTGTTTTCGTGCATTTCACACCATGAATGCTGCTATCAAGTACTGCACCAGCCTCTGCAACCAATCCTGCATTGACGGCAAAGATGTTGCGGCCTGCAAACATATCACCTGTTGTTTTCAACGGAACAGCCTTCGTGAACGTTCTCCCATTATCATCAGAATAGCGGATATACGTTTTTTCACCTCTACCATCGTTGACAACTGATACCGTGTATTCTGCTCTTGCCTTTATTGCCATATCCTAATTATTTAATATACATTCAAATTTTGCACTCGCATTGAGTACATCATCTCTATTTACGCTAATACTATTCCCCACGCCAACATGTGCCGTGTTAAAAGCCGTGTCGCCTGCCGTGTCTGTTGAAACCCTTACCCATGAGAACTTGTTTGCAGCATAATTAGCTGTTGTTTCTGTGTTGCCCTCGTAGATATGCGCTGTAAGGGTTATTGTGCCACGTCCGTTGTAAAGCACGTTTCCCATGTCGCTATTTATCTCCATCCGTATTCCTTCGCTTCCTCTATCCACTTGTAACTGCCATTGAGGATTGCTCATGCTCGGTGCTGATGTGACGATAGTACCTATTGGGGCAACACAAAGCCATAGTCGGCCATCATGTGAAACTCTATCATAGTAGCCATATTGCTCTCCTGCTGTGAATGTGCCTCTGTCGGCAACGAAAGGTACGGAGTTACCATCCCTGCTCTTCAAACGGAATAAATCGGACGAGAACTCAACCTTGCTTGGCGAGATAATCGCATTTGTTTTCCCTGCTAAAGAGTAGCTATTCACGCCACTATACCAAACAATGGCTGGTGCTTCATCGCCAATCGTGACAACTTGGATAAGGCTCTGTCTATCGGTCTTTGTCCTATTGCCGAACTGAACAAGCGTATCATCAACTTTTGGCTCATCACTTCCTTGCTCACAGTCGGTCTTTGAAAGGTCGATATAATCAACACCTTTCGCCATCACCCTGCGCCAATAGCTTCTGTTGGAGACGCCTGCATAAACGCCTGCACGGATATTAAACGTTTGGCAACGCGCTTGGTCGTCAACTTCCCACAAGTTTGTCGTAGCCGTGGTGCCGTTATCTTGATAAAAATAACAACGCCATGTAGTGCCGTTATCAACAACACGCTTAATCTTCGACCCACACGCACTGAATACGAAATTGCCGCCAACATAGCTTAGCTTGCGTATTTCCAACTCGTTAAATACAGCTTTACCCCAAACAATCAAATCTGTTATGCTTAGCTGGTACTTCCCATCAGCGCGTTGTGTTAATCCAAAACCTGCTTGCTCGTTTGGGTTGAAATCCTTGCTCGTGATAGCTTTCAATACGGCTTCTCCCAATTCATTAATGGAATAGTCTGTATCAATATTCAAACCCTTTAGGAACGTGATAACGGCTTGGGCGGTGTCGGGAGTGTCCTTATGCAAGAAACGCCTGTCTGTGTAGTTCTTTACAAGCGTGCTGATTTGTTCACTATTAAGGCCTGCACCACTGAAATTGCCCGATAGGATATTGTTTACATCCTCCTTTAGTTGTGAGATAGTTCCTTTCGATGTTTGATTTCCTACAACAATCTCCTGTATGATTGGATAATCAAGTTTCGTTATTAATTTGATTACACGAGTTTTCAACCTATACCCAAAGCCGTCATCAAAGGTTACTTTTTGGCCTATATACAGGTGAGGATTATTTTTCTCAAAAGCAACAGCATTGGACGCAAAAGAGTAGTTATTATTGTCTTGCGCGCGTCTGTTTATTTCCTTTATTGTTCGTTCTGCCAATTCGTTTTGTGCGAGCTTTATTTCAGCATCACCCATAACTATATTAAACAGAACTACAATATTACAAGTGAAGTCGGGCTTATTGTTCCCACGAGGGTAAAGTCCCTCATTTTCATTTGTCGGGATAATGGTATCTCCACTCTGATACTTAATTATCTTATAGTCCCCCTTTAATACATTTACGTCACTATCTCCATCCGCTGCGATTGGAGAAATATTACTATTATCTTCGTGGTAGCGGAGTTCAAATCCATCTTGTCCGTTAGGCTGACCGACAAGCCCTTGCGTTAATGCATCATAGTGGTTACTCGTAGCATGAGTGTTGACCTTAAAAAAGCCCTTAAGAGTGTACCCTTGCAAAATTTGCTTGGCTTTGTCTAATTCATAATCATACCAATAATAAGTAACACCTTTATCAATCGTTGTGTTAATGATGGTCTTTCCTGCTATCTGCGTCGTAGAGGGGAAAGCAAGTCGCATATACCATATTGTGTACGTCTTCTTATTTCCCTTACTATCAAGTTCTATCTGATTTGTTTGCTCATTCTTTAAAAACCGAACGCGCTTGCGGACATTATACACATACAAATCAATGTGAGGATAAATATCATCAAAGGAAAGAGCTAATGTTTGTTTTATAGCCTTTGAATTGTCAAAAGTAGCCTTTGTGATAATATTCCCGTCTGTGCCAACATATATACAACCATCGGGATAATCTGACTTATTTAGCCCTAATCGTGCAAGTGTAGCGACGTTCCCTGTTCCAACAAGTGCCTTTGTAGACATATTCTTTGTCGAGCCTTGCGGATAAAAGCAATTATAATAATTATCTTTACTTTCGCTAACAGAGGCATGCTGTACATTATCGTGTGCCTTTAACGTTGGCACTTCCTCGCCCAAGTTAATGCTTATCTGACCGAAATACAAAGCCTTATGTTCCCATGACAAATGCCACTCGCAAGAATTGTTCTTGCAAGCCTGAGCGATAGAAGATAATACGGAAAGAATATCATTTGACGATACAGAAAAAGAAACAGACGCATCAACGTTACCGCAAAGGGTATAAGTGAACTGCTTTGATTTTTCTGTTATCCCTAATGCTTCATTGATAGCTTTACAGGCATATTCAAGTGCATTTGTTGTCAACCCATCGTATGACCATTCTTGCTGTTTGATTGGGTTTTTGTTCGCGTCAGTCGTGGCATACAAGAAAGGTACACGAGATAACCACATTAAGGGATGATGAAACTCGGGAGTGTACTTGAAAGCCTTATCGTCCTCTGTTGGCGTGTACGAATTGAGTAACCTGTATTTAAGACCATCACCGAAAGGGATAATATACGAGCCTGCATGTAAAACGATTTTTTTATCACTTTGCCATGACAAACGGACTAAGTTAGTTTTCCCTAACTCTTCTTCGTGCTCGGCCGCCTCAGTTATAATTGCGTCTGTTATTCTGTTATCGCTGATGTCGTATATTACCATACTCGCAAAGATAACAAGCGAGTAACAAAGGGGGCTATATGCGACAAAAAGAAAAGCCACAACGTTTTTTGTTGTGGCTTATTAGGTGGTGTTAATAAACAAACCCTGGCACTGAAACGATAAACCCTTTCTCGTCCCTAATACAATCGGGGTGGCCTGTTGCAGGTGCAACGACATCACAACGGCATTTACCTTTTGCCGCAGTTAATACTATTGCGCTTACAATGTACGTAACCCCTTTTTGAGGGTCGGGTAATCCTACAATATCACCATACTCTTGCTCGTAGATATCATCGTGCAGACGTGTGAAGTGAGCGTTGACCCTTGCAATACCTTCGCTCTCAAAAACTCTACTATCATTTAATTTAATGGCGTGTGGGGTGTAATTCTTAAATGTTGTCATAATTGTGTGATATTTAAAATTGAAATGTAACTTATTGATTATCGCCATTGTCGGTTTTCGCCTATGGCTTTTTCGTGCCTTTGATGATTTCGTCAAGAAACAATGCTCTTTGTTATATTAATATCCAAATTGATTTGGTGTGCCTATTTTTAGGTTATGCATACGCTTTACTCTCTTATTGCCCAACTTGTAACTATCACCACATATACAGCGACCTACGAATTTATCCCATGTTAGATTATTTTGGCAAATTGTTTTTGTTCGGCCATCATCTAACAATATGGTATCGCCACGCTTAATATCTAATTTGTGTACTTCTTCAATGTCGCAATCGACGATAACGACATTATTAGAGTGCTTGTAACAATATGTAATATGATAGTTTTTCATTGTCTTTGCTTTTAGTAGGGTAGGCAAACCTACCCCGATGTTGATTTATGCTATTCTAACAAGGTTTGCTTTCTTAAAACAACGCCACTCATCTTTTTCAGTGTCAAAATACACTTGGCAAGTGTCGTTTGTCTTTTTCTCGCCTTTGGTCTCGGGTATGCGGTCGCTCATAAGAGTGCCGTACGCTTCACGTAGGCTACCATCAACCTTTTGAAAATAGAACTTGACCACTCGCTTGCTAAGTGCAGCCTTTAATTTGATGTTCAACCATGCAGCTTTTAAAGCCGCTGAAATTGTATAGCCGTTCTTGCGAACGAACTGCCATGCTAACTGCATTACCTCTCTCATTTTGTTTTTAAATGTTGTTGCCATAATCGTTGTTATTTAATCGTTAAACTTTTGTTTCTTAAACACAATGCAAAGGTAAATGATATTTTTGACCCAAACAAGAAAAAGACAAATTATTTTTTGACTTTAACATACATTAGTAAATGATATTTTTGACTTTAGTATATGTAAAGTATCTTTGCAACATGAATAGAATAGAAGAAGTAATAAAAGAACACGGATATACTATTACATCTCTTGCGGAGAAAATAGGAACTTCCAAGCAGAACTTGTTTGCGAAGTTAAAAAGTCCGTCTTATCCAACGTTAATTGAAATCGCTACTGCTCTTAACGTGCCTATGTGGCAGTTGTTCGCCTCGCCCGAAGAAATCGCAGGAGCTGGAGATTTTGTTGCCTTCATAAAAGATGGGAGGGAAATTTACCATGCAGATAGTTGGCAAGAGTTGGAAAAACTTGTAAGTAATAAAAAATAATGGGAATACTATTTCGCAAGCGTATTAAAATAGTTAAAGGAGTACACTTAAATATAAGTAAGAGTGGTACAAGCCTATCTGTTGGACCACGAGGCGCGAAGGTTACGATAGGGAAGAAAGGCGCTTATGCAAATGTAGGAATACCCGGAACAGGGTTGTATGCAAGGCAAAAGATAAGTGGTGCAAGAAATACTACATATAAAGAATTGAAAAGACAGCGAGAAAATGAAGCTATAAATGCAAACCCCTTACGTTTCCTTGTTATTTTCGTTTCGCTTTTTATGTCTGTCATTTTACCAACATTCGGTAATGCTTCTTGGTGGTGGTTTCCCTTATTGTCAATAGGTGGTATAATTATAGGATTATGTATCCCTAACCCTAAAGAGAAAAACTCTGTTGATATTGTAAATAACGAGCCGTTGCCAAATGACGTTGTGGAGAAAAAAGATGAAAAAATAACTTCCAAATTAAAAGAGGGAGATGTGTCTAAGTTAGAAAATATAATCAAGTTACTAAATTTTGACCCATGTTTTTTAGATGCTGCACGTCTTGTGATTTCCACTCAACAATGTTCTACGAGTGCAATACAAAGGAGATTTAACATTGGATATAATCGGGCGGGAAGAATAATTGACCAACTTGAGCATGTGGGAGTTGTTGGTATTGCGACTGGCTCTGCTCCAAGAGACGTCTTGCTTTCAGATGAAAAAGCTCTTTTGGAAATAATATCTAATTTGGATGTTGAAAAAATTAAGGAACCAATACAAACAGAACCTTTCACGGAAGCAAATCATTTCGAGGAATGCTCGCGCTTGATAAATCTTGGTATAAATTTGGAAAAAGAAAAAATGATAGATGAAGCTATAAAGGTTTATGAAAAAGCAATCGTTCCCCAACTACCTGTTAAGCATCCATACGAAAGGCTTACTATATTGTATAGAAAACGCAAAGACTATGCAAATGAAATAAGAGTTATAAAGATAGCTATTAGTGTCTTTATGAAAGAGAATGAAAGGAGAGCAGGGATAGTATGCGACAAAGATGGTTCTCTCCATGATATGGTTATGCATGCATTGGAAACTAACGAGAGTATAAGATATGAAGATGGGAAATGGGCTTTTGTTCAATATGATGTTATGGAGTTGATAAAACGCTTGGAGAAAGCGAAAAAATTACAAAATCATAAAATTAGTACAAAGTAGAGTTGAGGGACTTGAAAAAATAATGCAGGAAACAATAATTAAAAACGATAAGATTATGAAAAAGATTTTTTTATTATCATTCATTCTTGTGGTATGTTCTTTTGCCCATGCCCAAGAAAAAGTTAACGATTATGTAAAGGCTGGTACAATCGTTCCTTTGGTATCTCTGCATGAAGTAAGAGGGAAAACGGCACATATAGGAGATATGGTAGACTTCAAAGTATCACGAGATGTTATGAACGAGGATAAACTTGTCATTCCATCGGGGGCAATAGCCAAGGGCGAAGTGTACAAAGCAAACCGCTCATCGTGGTGGGGTACAAAAGGTAAATTGGGAATACGATTGAAGTATGTTACCCTCCCTAACGGTAAAATGATTTATCTTACAAATTCAGACATTTATATAACGGGGAAGAACAGAACTCCACTATCGGTTGTTCTTAGCTGCTGTGGTCTATGGGAATTTATGTTCTTATGCGGCACGAAAGCTGTTATGCCCGTGGGATATGAGTTTGATGCCCATGTAGCTAACGACACACAAATAACGCTTTAAAAAGACAAGTAAATGAATTAGGATAGCCGTTAAGCTACCCTAATTTTTTATGTCCTATTGGTTGGGTTCGGTTCAATGAATGAAAGCCCAATCTTAGTAAAAGTCCTATCTGTGTTTCGTGCAAAAGTGCAGTTCCGACCAGTGTATTTCAGATGGTACACGTTTGGACTATCTTCGGGAATTAGTATAACCACGTCGCCTTTCCGCAATTCCTCAATAAATTTATGGTTCTTTATTGTGAAATCGGCTGCATTTATACCTTCCATTGTAAATGTGAGTGTTAAGCTGCGCTCGTTAACTTTTGGGATAGCGTCGGCATATTGCACGCCGTCTGCCAATCTATCATTATTTGTAATATAATCCTTTAGAGGATAATACCCATTGATAGCATCAAGAAAACCATCGCCCATACGCACGCCCCATTCGGTTAATGCGTCTTTCCCATTTATTAATAAATCTGCCATAACTACATATCTTTAATTTTCTTTTTTATATCAGCAACATCGCCACTCATAGACTTCATAGCTTTACTCATCGCCGTTGTATCTTCGTGAATACCTTGTAATTCTAAGTAGGAGTTCGCCTGTATTGTTCTTAAATCATCCGCAATATTGTTTTGTTCTCCAACAAGAGAAATTAACCCCTTTACGGAAACATCAATCGTACTTAATTTTACATTGACTAACTCTTTTAATTGGTCACGTGATATATTCCCTGCCGTTGTAAGTGCAACGATATTATTTGCTTGCTCAAATGTGATAGAAGAAACACCATTTGCCGTAGCATTTTGTTCTTCATCTCCTTTCTTCTTTATTAGTCCGGCCTGCTCCCAAATCTTCCTTTGCTCAATACCTTGGTTCGCTATATCTTCATTCGCCTTACGGATATAAGCTATCTCTCCGTCATCTAACCCGTTTTCAGCAGCTTTCGCAATATATTTATATAGTTCATCTATTTTCGGTTTGAGATTTTCGTTCGTAAAACTCTCTATCAACGCATTGCTTATAAGGTCGTTGATGTTATCCGCAAAGTCTTTTGTTGTACTTTCCAAATTCTTTAATGCGGACTTATATGAGTCCATAAAACCATCCCACGAGTACCCTGTAAGTTTCTCATTTAATGTTGACGATAACTCATCCTGTTTCCCTGCACGCTCAATATATTGATTGACTAAATCTTCAGGGCTTTTTAGTCCTTTATTGCTATCAAAAAACTCTCTCCACGCGTCCATTGCTTGCGCACGCAATTCTTTCATTTCTTCGGGAGAAAGTTTCCATACATCAGTTGCGTTATATACACGTGCTTTTGAACCTATCTTTTCAAGAATTTTATTAAACTCTCCCCACACATGCCAACTACTATCAGACGCATCATAATTGAAAGAATGATGTCTACCCCATTCACTTGCCCTTTTGTTTATGGCATTACGTTGATTTTTCTCCCAATCTCGCTCTTCCTTCAGGGCTTTTTTATAAGCATCTATTGATTGTTCGTTTGTGTTATCTTTCTTTTCAATACTCTTTGACAAATCATCAATGGATTGCGCAAGTCGTTCGTTTGATTTTGACAGGTGTTTAATCTCATCTTCCATGTCCTTTTCGTTACCGCTACCGGTGAACAACCTACCAATACCATTAAATATGCCGCCTATTATATTCAGTATCCCTTTTAAAATCTCTACAATGAGTTTAGGCAATTCTGCAAGAATTGTTTCAACAACTTTCCCAACTCTATCAAGAATACCTTTAATAAATCCAGCGGGGTCATCACCAAGCGCATCAATGATTTGCAAAATTGCACCAATCAAGCCGCCAGCCTTACCACCAATGGCGCCAATAATTCCTCCTGTACCACCTTTCCCACCAATGGACTTAATCAGATTGGCCAATCCATCGGCAAATCCTTTTAACGTTCCATTAGACATGGTTTGCAGAGCTGAAGAGAAGTTATCTAAGCCCTGCACAGCCTTGCTTGTGCTATCTGTCAGATTGGCTTTCTTATCGTCCTTATCAGCAATAGCATCGTTCATTTCTGACGCGGTCTTTCTAACTTCTACTTGTGCTTTGTCAACTTTTGATTGTGCAATGCTTTTCGTTGTTTCATCCGTCGCCAATGATAATTCTTTTTCAGCAACTTTCAAATCCTCAACAGCCTTTGCATGCGCTTCTGTCTTTTCTTTCAGATGCCGCACACTTTCTTGATATGCACGTGTCTGCTTCTCAATATCGCCCCATTGTGAGAAATTAAAAGGAGATGTGGTTTCACCAACACCCTCACTACGCAACTTGTCGCGCAAATCGGTATAGGCTTTTTTGTCAGATGGGGACAATGATTTAAATTCAGCCGAACGCATGTATTGTTCAACTTCTTTTAGCGTTTCTTTCGCAATATCCCTTAATACTTTGCCAATTCCTCCGAATGTTGCACCCCAGTCAATATTCATTGCAAGCGAATTGGAATTAGTCTTCGCAAGTGCGCTTTCTTTTTCTTTCTGTAGTATCTTCTTGCGGTTCTCGTCTTTCTCCTTTGTTATTTTATCATCATACTCTTTCGCGATGGCGTATGCTTGTTCCTGTATTGTCCCATACTGCTTTAGATAGTCATACATCGATTGTAATTGCGACGCGTAGAAATCCTTTATTTCGTTGTCATGTTTGATTTTGATATTTGCACGCATTTTGTCGAACTTGGATTGTTCATCTTTTGATAAAGTAACAGAGGATGTTTTGAAAACCTTATCCTTGTTTCTGGGATTGGCTTCAAATGCCGCCTTTGCATCCTCTTGTTTCTTTTTTAGATAATCCCGCTTCTGCTTTTCTATCTGTTCTATTTCTCTTTTGTGTGCAAGTTTCATTGCGGCAATCGTCTTCTCGCTCCCATCCATAAGGGAGTCAATACGGGATTGCTCGACTTGGTTTTCGAGTTCCAATTCAGCTTCGTGTTGGGCTATCTTTTGCTTTGTGAGATTTTCGTTTGCTTTCTGTTGTTCCTTTGCATCCTTGGCTCTCTGCTTGCGTTCACGTTCTGCCTTGGCTGCGGCTTTCGTGTCACTGGTGGCAGAATACACTTTTTCCCTTTCAGAAATGGCGTTTATCTTCTTCCGGAGCTCTGCCCCTTTCTTTCCTGCTGCTTCTGCTTCTGTAAGGCTATCAAGTTGCGATTGCAAATTCTTACGTTGTTCCTGCAACGTCTGTTTTGTTTCTGCTGTTTCTTTTTTCTTACTTCGTGCGCTATCAATACCATTTGCATAGGTTAATAACTCATCTATATCTTTTTGCTCTAATGTTAACCCTTTCAACTCTTTGTACTCAAGCGCAACTTTCCTCCCCGTAGCTTTTGCTTTCTGCAATGTTGTAATTACCGATTTTAGTCGTTCGTTACTCATCTTGCCAACGGCATCTTGAAAGTTACTTTTCCCAGTCCCGACTTTTACTCGTGAAGCTGCGTACTCTTCTTTTTTTGCGCTCTGCTCGTAGAACTCATAAATATCTTTAAACGGGACAAAAGCTCTAACGCTCCATTCAGGGCGACCATGTGCTTTAGCGTATGCTGATATAGCCTTATCTTCGACTTTCTTTTCGGCATCGGTAATTTCACTTCCATTCATGTGCTTAGTCCCAATATTCTTTAAAGTACCAACATCTTGGCGATACGATGTAGCCTTATTTGTATGTATTTTAGCTTCTTTTTCGGCATCTAATTGAGCACTTTCTCTCTTTAGGGCTATAATATTTTTCAAATGGCCTTCTTCGTCGATGTACTTTTTTATGATAGAGGGGTATCGCGAAATAAGCAAATTCATTGCTTTTCTTCTTTCCGATGTTGACAATGTATCATCGTTTGCTGTCGCAATCGCTCGTTCTGTTTCCGCCCTATATTTTTCCATGACTTCCTTAGCATTTTTCATAGACCCATTAAGTGCGTTTTGAGCAGCTTCAGCCTCCGTTAGTCCATCACTCGTTGCTATAATAGCACCTACCAATGTGCCAAGTGCAACTGCCGCCAACACATAAGGGTTTGCAAGCATTGTCGCATTAAGAAGTGCTTGTGCCTTTTGGGTTATTAGAATTTGTGCCCTTGCAATAGTCATAGCAAGTGTGTGCCCATTCTCTGCTATCGTAGCTATCCCTACAGCAACCTTATATGTTCCATAGGTTACGACAAGCCCAGCTATTATTCTTCCAACTTGCTCGTAATTCTCAACAAGTTTTGTCGCCATCTGCACGGCAGACATAACAACGCCTTCTCCCTTGCCACCAATCTCATTGAACATATTATCAAAACTCTCTTGCAGCATTGAGATTTGGCCGTTTAGCGTCTTTGCGCCCTCTTGCGACATCCCATAGAACTTACCACCAGCACTTGCGGCGGAAATAAAAGCGTCTTGCACCATCTTAGATGATATGGCACCCTTTGACATTTCATTTTTCAGCTCGCCGATTGACTTTCCTGTTTTCCGTGAAATTTCCTCAAGTGGGTTAAATCCCGCATTGACCATCTGCATAAGGTCTTGCCCCATCAATTTCCCTGCCGATGACATTTGAGAAAAGGCGAGGGCAAGGCCATTAAATTTGCCTGTATCTCCCATGGAAATATCACCAATAGCTTTCAGATAGTCGATAGATTTTTCTGCTTCTATGCCGAAAGAAGTCATCATCTGTACTGCCCCGACCATATCTTTTGTGTTCAGTGGCGAAGCAAGGGCGTATTCCTTTATCTGTCCCATGATATTATTAAGCCGTTCTTGACTACCGCCCAATAGTACTCTTAGCGATGTTTCCATGCTCTCAAAGTCAGCGCGAACAGAGATAATCTTGCTCCCAAGTTCCTTTAGCCCCAATCCGCCGATTACCATTGTGCTTATTTGCTTCATCTTATCAGAAAGCATATTCATTGTTTGCACAGTACCCCCTCCATCTTCTCTCAGTAAGGCGTACTCATCGCGAAGCCTTTTTACAGAGAGCCGTGCGTTTGCCTGTTCTTGTGTCAATCCGAATAGTGCTGCTTTTTCTTCTTCGAGGGCATTCTTTGCAGCGCGCCACTCTGCGAGTTTACTACCTGCTGACATGGGGGAAACTTTTGCCGCCTCATGATATGCTTCCCCAAGTCGCCTTACGTCTGCGGCAACGTCTTTAACAACAGATTTTTGTGCAATAATCTTCTCTGTGAAGCTGTTAACACTTTGGGAGGCTGCAAATATTTTTTGCTTAAAATCACTCTCAACAGCAGCGGATGCTTGTGCAATACGCCCGGTTACATTACTCAACTCCTTAGATGTCTGTTGCAACTTTGCATTTAGAGCATTAAAAGCCGTAGGGTTCTGTATTGCGTCAGTGCCCTTAATATCTTGCTTTAGCTTAGCAATCTCACTTCTTAGCCGTTGCAATTCCTCAAAATCAGCTTGTACACGAAACTTTAATTGTGCCATATTTATTTTCTTTTTCTTCTTTGTGCCAATTCCTTACCACTAATCGTTTTAACCACATCACCAAAAACCTCATGTTGTTTATCTCTTTGCATAATGATAAGGTTTCGATAAGGAATTTGATTAACTACTTCGTCATACGTTAGATGCAAGCTATCCATGAATGACGCTATTTGTCCTAATAATGTCCTATTCCCAACTACTTCGGACTTGCTGCCAGCAGGCTTGCGTTCTTCGTCAAACTGGCAGCTTTCAAGAAAGGGCTTATTCCAATCAAATCAAAAGCCGATGTAATTGCGTCTACAACATCATCCAATGTTCCTTCCATTAATTCCTCACTGATGGACAAATCTCCTTTTATAAGCCACGACAACGCTTTTGCATACGCACAACAATCTTTAGCGGCAAGTAGCATATCCTTAAATGTTCCATCTTCGCCAAAATCAATGTCACTGATACACGAAATAGCCCCTGCGAGTTTCTTTATTGTGGGAGGCTGGATAGGATATGCCTTATTATTTACGTAGACAATAGAATAATCACCGCCTATGATAGCCTCTGATATTAATTTGCTCGCTTTACTCATAATGAAAATAAAAAGGGGTGGAGGTGGTTGTTAGCCACGTTCCACCCCGATGTTATCCTACAATCTTATTACCTTAAACCAAGGCCTTTACTTCTGCTTCGTCGAAGTTATACTCACTCGAAACTCCATCAACAGTAGGAGTTTGAACAAGCCCCTTTACAGCAAGTGCAATAGCCTTGTCAGTGTTTGCCTCACGCGTCACAATCTGACAATTCGGGAAGATAAACCAAACATCGTCTTCTGTAAGGCAGAACAAGGTCTTTTTGATAACAACCTTGTCATTTGAGCGTTTCCACCCAACGGGGTTATCTTTGTCTGCACCTGCACCACCTTTCTTGACGATTTCTCCACCCATAAGAGCGGCCTTAGTCTCATAGTCGTATTGACCGATTGAAAATTGCGGTGTCAACTCGCCAGGGGTTGTATCATATCGATACGCTTGCCCTGTAAGTTGGTTCTTGTAAGGAGTGACAGAAGCCTCGCTTTCCTCAATATTCCACGTTTCGCCGTGAACATTCTTTACTTCATTCTTTGCGGTAATTGCCGCTTTAATAAGCGTTTTTGCAAAGTCTGCTGTAATATCTTTGTTCACAACAGAAGTATCAGCATACATAATGCGCTTAATACCAACAGCTGAAATTTGTCCCATAATCTTATTTTACATTTAATACGTTAAACAATAGTCTACAATTAACAAAATGGCACTTCAAAGCAGTGTCCGCTTCAATGTGGATAGTATCTACTACATAGTTGTATCTTGTTCCGTCAAACTCATCTGTTACGCTTTTGAAGAGTTTCTTTGCCGTTCGCTCCAATTCCTTTAACCGGAGTGTATTGGCAATGTTCATCCCTAAATCGGGCACGCACAGATTGACTTCACAAAAGCACTTCTCCCAATACTTGCTCGGTGTCTGTCCTTTTACGTGGATAGTGATACGTTCTCCTTGTAGCTCGCCCGTAAGGGTTTTGCCGAAAGGAACTATATCTATCCCGAACGCCTTGCAATCTCGGTAGAGAATATCTGCTATGTCGGTAGTTACTATCATTCAAACATTTCTTTTAATTTCTTCTCCGCTCTCAATGCAGGGTCACTCAATACAACAAACCCCTTTGCTTCAACGTATGATGCGTAGTCGGCGGTATTTTCCAATGTAAGTCCATCCTTATCAACATCAAATGTGTTTGACTTTTCTAAGTTACCGGTGCGATTTTGGTATGTGTGATTGGCTTTTGCGTCCTTTACAGCTTCATCACCAACATCTATCATGCCTTTTTGCACTTCCCACTCGACATCGTCAAAGAACTGGTCTACATCTGTAAAGTCACTTTCTACATCCATAATTCTGTTTTATTGAAATAGTTAGAGTACTTAACAATGTAAACTTTTCCCTTACCACGGATAATACATCCATCTATACACCTTACCTCTACGCCTGCACTGACATCCACTTTCCCATCACAAACTACGTGATAATTAGGGCGGTACACATCACCATTAGGAGAGTTGAATTCCCTTGTTGTGTTATCATCACAGCGGCACTTGCATAGTGTTGCCCACTCTTCGCCTCCCGTGTTAGGGATAGGGTGTCCATATTCGTCCTCTTGGAGTGGTGTCACCCTTTTAACCTGCAATATGTGTGGTGCGAATATCATAAGATACGTATCTTCGGTTTATTGTCGTTGAGTTCATCCTTTAATCCGTACTTCTTACAAAGGAGAGAGTAATAGTCCTTTACGCCTTTAATGTTCCACGACATAGAGAAACCGCTCTCATTGATAGAAGTAGGACGAAGCAAAAGAGATGGAATGAAGTGAGCAATAGCAACAGAAATAGAATCTACGTTATCACTCATTACATCGTCATCTATATTCACATTCGCATTGAGTGACATATCCAACAAGTCAGCTTCCGACAACTGAATGCCGAAAGACTGAAACTTGTCTGATATGTACTTCCTTACGTTCATTTCGTCAACTTAGTAAGGTCTAAAGTTGTAATGAGCGTTGGGTCTGCAATCTGTGGTATCCATTCTGCGGTGTACTCTAAGTAACGTCCGTTATGGTCACGATTAGCAGCCACAAGCATGTCACCATCACCTGTTGGAGTGTAGGTCATGCCTGGCACAGGGTCGGTCTGCTCATACGGCGTGTGGTAGCGCATGTATCCAATCTTCTCTTGTGGCAAGAGGGTGATATGGCCGTCTGCGTAAACCTGCACGTTCTTGCCGTTCTGCTCCTTGACATAATCGTCCTTGATTTCAATAGCAGGGAGGCCAATGCCTGTGAATAGGTCAGAAGCTAATGCGGATGTAATCAAACCTGTTGAGAGGTACAACTGATTAGAACCAAGTTGCATCTTAAACATCTCACCAAACTCAGAAGAGCCGATGATATGCTTGACGAACGTGCCACGGCTCATCACCATTTTTGCGTACTTACCGAAGTCAGGAGCAAGCTCATTGAGTTTGTTCATGAGATAAGTAACCATCTTCTTCTTTGTGCCGTCGATAACGTCGCTATCCTGCAACTCGATAGCGTTCATAGGAAGTTCGATATTGAGGAACTCCGTAGCATTCTGCTCTGATACTGCCTTGTCCTTGTTACGGACAATAGCTTTACCTGTCATAAGGAGGTCGCCAACAACCAAATCCATACGCTTGTGAGCAGCAAGCATTACTTGACGGTAATCGTCGTAGATGAAAGCGATGATGTCGTTGAGTGCCGACACCTGCCCTGCGGCATTTGCTTCGTTGTACTTATCGAGCAAGTCCTGCAACTCCGAAAGGCGGTCTACACTCATTTGATAGCGGTCACCAAGATAGGCAACCTCACCATACCCCTCACCGATGTTTCTACGCTCACGGATGGGCTTCTCACCAAACTGCGAGTTGATAGAACCAGCCATCACACCACGAACAGAACCGATATAGTCCTTGAATACTCGTGTGGTGGTCTTACGCCAGTCGAGGAACTCTTGCCAATAGATAGCGTCCGTTCTTGTTTGAAGGACACGATTAATAACTGCACCTACAATAGCAGGCTCGTTAAATAATGATTGAATAGTCAATGTCATAATATGCCCTTTCTTTACTCGTTAAACTGGAAGTGAGGAAGATTGGCTTTGTCCTTTGCAGAGAAAGGAGTAACCAATTTCTCGGGTTCAATCTCAAATGCTCTCTGTAAGAGTGCAACGGAGTTAATGCCGTCTGCAACCTTATGAGTTTCATAAAGTGCGGAGTTAGCAACATTCTTAGGCTCTTTGCCGTCTGCGGCCTTAGCCTCGAATAATACATCACCCGTTTTTAATGCACCCATAGCGGCATCAATCGTGAGTTCGTCATATTCTGCCTTTGACTTGTCGATAGCGGTAATTGTCGCGCCATTAGTACCATTGCCGAGGATAGTTCCCATAACGACGAATGAGCCTTTAGCAATTTTTACTTTGGTGTCAGTTGCGCCAACATTCTCCTTTACGAGAACATTTACCACAATCTTTGCGGTCTTTGCCTTGAGGTCAGCTGCAATAGGAGTGAATGATGGAATATAACTGCCTACTGTCAATCCTGTAACATCAAGGACGTAATTGCCACGACGGCGAAGACCAGTAGACACGTCGTAACGCTCTTCCTGCTCTTCCTTTGGTGGCAAATTGTACTTAAATCCTGCCATAAATTACTTTTTATTTTGTTCTACAATTTCTTGTGTTCCTTTGTTGATTTGTTCAGCAATGGAACTCACTTCTGTTTTGTGTTCGTGGTTTCCCTCTTCGGGAGTTTTCGCGAACTGAAAACCGCTGTTCTGCATTTCCTGTTTCAAGTCCGTGAAGTACTTGTTGAGGTCTGCATCATCTGCGATTTGCTTGCCCTTGTAGGCAAATTCGGGGATACCAAATGACTTTGCCACGTCTGCAATTTGTTGGTTGCGCTCGTCCGCCTTTGTCTTTGCGTCCATTGCAGCTAACTTCTCGCTCAAAGTCTTATTAGAGTCAATAAGACTTTGCGCCCACGCTGGCACTTGTTCCGTTGTTTGTGGAGTTGGTGTTGGCAATGGGTCTTGTGGCTTTGGTTCCTCGATTGGCTTTCCGTCCTTGATGTTGTGCTTCTTCTCGTAGTTGGAAACTGCGGTCTTTTGCGCACCATCAGCCCGATAGTCGCCATAACTTGTTAGTACGTCTTGAAAGGAGATACCCTCAACAATAGAGTTTACCTTGCTCTCGTCCGTTACTCCTTCAGCTTTCTTGCTTGCAATCCGCTGAAGTGTGGCATCCTCAACCCCTTGAAATTTGGTTTTAAGTCCTGCCAAAATTTGCTCGTAAATGTTCATACTTTATAAAGTGTTATCCTGAAACAATCTTTTGTTCAAAATTACACATTATGAATGGGGATTGCATGTTTTTCATAGCCGCATAAATAACAACGGGGCGGTTGTTATAAAAAGACACAAAAAAAAGGCTTCTATCCTCACGGGCGGAAGCCTAAATGTAAACAATATTCGTTCTTTGAATAGTATTATTCTTTTGGTTCGGTAGGTTCGTTCTGTTGTGCCTTTTCTTTCTGTTCCTCCTTTATCTGTTGTAATTCGTCTTGCAACTCTCCGTAGTCAGAGCAGTATACCACGCCATGTTCTGTGCTCCACACACCTCCACTGACGGCAGCAACCGCGGTTTCAACCTTATCACGCTCGCTATCAATCATGAAAGGAACAATCTCTGTCTCGATGTTTACCGTCTTACTTGCAGCTTCAAGTGATGAGTTCAGCGTGCCAATAGCAGACGTAAGGAAATTAACTCTTCGTTGAAAGAACTCTCCCAATTCCTCTGCGTGGTTCTGCACTGCCATGTGGGCAGCCATGAAGACATACCGGAAAGCCGTGCCACTTAATGCGTTGCCCGTTCCTTTGAGTTGGTCGAACGATATACGAGGGGTATTCGTCAGTCCGTATATCTGATTAAAGTAAGTTTCTATCTCCACCTTGATAGGGTCAGATGACTGGTTCCATGTAAGATATTGCGCATTTGCACCATCTCCAGTTAGCTGCATCATTCTGTTACGTGCATCACCGCTCAAATTGTCGGGCTGTAACTCTCCAAAGAGCATAAGGAGTGGGAAGAAGTGGTTATCAATACAATCAGCATAACCACTCAAACATTTTTCCAATCGGATACGTAGCTGCTTAATCTTTGCACATAGCGGCTCAGGGCGAAAGGCATACATAACGGGGAGTTTCTTAAACTGATGTGCAAACGTGCGTTCTACATTCTCCGACCATATCTTATCAAGTTCCCATTGATACACCTTATCTGCGGTAATAGTCATGAATGTTGTATGTTCGTTGCCGTCTAAGTCTTTCTTCTTGTATTCACGGGAGAAAGCTATCATATTGCCGTTATCATCAAAGAAAGGGTACAATGTATCACCACGGAATGGCGACCATATTTGCGACCTTAACTGATATTCGGGTACTTTATTCCCAAAGAGGGACGCAATTCTGCGCTTTAGCTGTGCCCAAAAACCATCATCCTTGACTACGTACCAATATTCTGCCACTTCCTGCTCTGATAGCCACGAACGGACTAACTTACGATTTTGAAACTTCAGTTTATTCTTCTTGAATACCTGCTTGATAGTTTCAAACACATTCTTTTCTCCGTCATCTTCGGGGTTGCAGTCAAGCGTTGGTTCTGTGCCGACACAAAAGGCGGTATGGATGTTCACTATATCCTGCTCAATAGGAAGTGCAATGCGGTTAGGCTCTTTCATATCATATTGTGCAGGAATTTTCGTTGTCCGTCCTGTTTCGGGGTCGAACTTCGTTTCCTCCATCTTTACAAGGACTTTAATCTTCTTGTAAAGGTCGGGGTTCATGATGTCGTGTTTCGTCATGTCCAAATCAGCAAGATTTGCTAATGTGTCGGGGAGAGGATTGCGCCTGCCTTTCTTGAGGTAGCTAATCTTCTTATCAATGTCCTCCAATGCGAGGATGTCGTCTAATGTCTTTATCATATTGTTATCCTTTCTTATTAAGTGAAAACACTTTTCTAATATTTACTGCATAGTCTTTCATATTTGCTGCGGCATCTTTGAAAGCACATGCCATATTTTCTCCTGTACGTAAAACAAGGTTATCCATACGCTACTACTGTTTTATAATTCTAAATCTCTTCCCGTGATGATTCTCCAACCCTTTCATATACTCAAAGGCTACTTGTGGATGGCTTGACGCAAACACATCACGGAAGTTGAATAAATCTGTTGTCTGAACTATATACATATCATTACCCTGTTTATCGGGCGAAAGCTGCTGCCATGTCGCCCTTTGGTTTCAAAATCTTTCCTAATAGTTGCCCAAGGACATAATAGCGAACCGCATCTATGCCATGGTTATACTTGTCTATTGGCTGGTTGATATAGTTGCCGTCCTTATCGGTGTCCCATACATACTTTCTGAACTCTGTACGGAGGTTATACGACCGCTCTGTAACGAAGATATGGTCAAAGGATAGCATCTTATCTATTCCTGCTATGATAGAGTTGCCACTCTTATCTACGGGGTAAATCTTTATACCTGCATTATGTATCTCCTGTATCAGTCGAGGGTCGGCACTCTCTGAAAACACCTTTAAGTCGCCATATCGTTTGAGTTCATTTGCTATATCTGATGATAACATACCCGTGCGATAGAAGATTTCGTCAAGATACAAGTCATTGTCAATGATACCGCATAGTATTCCTGCACTCGGGTCGTGCGTAAATCCAAAGTCGTCACCGATGGCAACTTTCTTGCACCACTTCGGAAACTCCTTGACCACACCGATATGTTTGAACACAGCACCCTCGGCAACATCTGCCCACCTACCCATAACGGTGTGCGCATATTTCTCGTGGTTATTGGTTTTCATATCCTCCACCTCCTTGATGAACTCGGGGGAAAGGTTCTCGATGTTGTCCAAAAAAGTTGTATGAATATGCAATACGTTCGGATGGGTGCTAATCTGAACGGGAACACCGTCATACATCACCTCAACATGCGTATTCTCAATAAATCTTTTATAAACCCAATGGTTATTGTCCGTGGGGTTCATAACGATAATAATGCGGTTCTGTATTCCTTTCTGACGAATAGAGAGCATGATTGTTTCAAACTCTCGTTCTGATACCCATTCCTCCGCCTCGTCTACTACAAAGGTTGTAACACCATGAATAGATTTCAGTTTTGCCGTTTGATTTCCGCTTGATGTCTTTATACCTCTAAACATCACTGCACCACCACTGCGGATGTTCTTGACATCCGTCTTTGTGTGCGTGTACCATTTCGAGTTCCCATCAAGTTCCACCTTCTCCATGAACTCTGGGATAACGGAAATATGGGCGGAAACCATCGTGTAACGGGTATAGAGTATCTGATGGACTATCCGCTTTGCAGGAGTTGGGTGTTTTACCTCAAACAACAGACGCTCAATGAAAGTGGAAACATTGAAAGATTTTCCACTTCCACGTCCACCTGTAACAAGGATGATGAACTTATCCTTGTTGTGGTACAACGGAGCATATATCTGTTGAGGGTTTATTCTATTCATTCGTGTTGTCGGTCATCCATTTATCAATGTCGATACCATTCTCTGAGTAGAGTGCATCTTCATCGTCTTGTTTCTTCTCCAACTTGCGCCATGTTGGGTCATGGTGATAGAGTAGGGTGGCGATAGCTTGCATATTAGGAGGTAGCTCTATCTCGGACTCTTGCACCACTGCTTTATCTGTCAGCGTTACCCACCCCGTGCCACCGCAATAGGGGCATTTCTTATCCGCTCCCATACACTCGCACTTGTCCTGAACGTACTTGACGATTTTAGATTTTGTCTTCTTTCCACCAAACGCACCCTTGATGTATGTACCACGAAGCAAAGCTATGATTCTTGTCCGTCCATGCGCTAAGACGTTAGAGATTTGCCCACCACGGCGCTTATTCTCTTCTTCTGTCCAATTCTCATAGTTGCCGTTCTTCATACAAGTAAACACCTCGCGACTAAGGTTAAGTTCATTTGCTATTTCCTCATCGGTATAACCATTCATTGCAAGGGCTTCGATGCGCTTGAAAAAATCTATATTATCATAGTCGTGCTTTGGTTTTGCCATATCTGTATTACTATCCGTTTGTTAATCCTTTACTTCTCCAATCATATCCACGTTTCTCCAAGACTCGCCTTGCTGCTCTTACGGACTCATTGTCTGAATTGCCTCTTGCCGTTCTGAAAAGACGCTCGATGTTTGTTGGAGGGGTAATTTTCCCTTTGCTTACAAGTGTTCTATATTCTTGGCGGAGTTGTTCTCTCTTGGAAGAATAGGAGCGCATGTCATTAAGATATTTGTCCGTCAGCCTATTTTGCTGTCGTTGAGTTCGTTGCCTACCCTTGTGTAATGCTACGTCTCCTATACCTTGCACCCCATATCCTTTGGCGGATAGATACTCCTCTTCTGTTAGAATTTTCCTCGCCATAATTTTATTCAGTTAAAAGTGTTTCTATCTTTTCTGAAAATACTTCACCTTTGAGAAATTTCTCATCAGGGTTAAATCCGAACTTCTCACAGAACTCTACCTTTGCATCCCAATTATCGAATGATAGCATAAGATAAGCTTCCATATTGGCAGCTGATTTTGTAGCGGCTTGTTTCACTTCTTCTTTTACTTGCTTCATATGAGCAACCTTTTCCGCTCTCTCGGCTTGCTTTTGTGCTACTTCTGCCTGACGTTCCTCCCTGACGGGTTCCATGAGTGTGTCGAGTTCATCAGCGATGGTGTTTTCTTCTTCTGTCTGGAAGTGGAAATCAACACCGATAATATCGATGTCTTGCTCGGTTAGTCCTGCATCCTTGTAGTCAATATCGGGGATAAGCTCACGGAGTGTATCATAGTTCCACTCACCTTGTGCTGATGGGTTATTGAGAAGTATAAGAAGCTCTTTCTCTTCTTTCTCCTCAACGTCTATCAAGTCCACTCGGATAGGGTAGTCATTATCCTTTGTGTCGGGGTTGTACTTTTGGAGTTCATCCATAACTGAAAGGCGTTGATGTCCACTTACAAGAGTATATCCTGTTCGTTTGTTCACCACGATGCCTCCGACCATACCGAACTTCTTTATACCACGTTTGAGAGCCTTGCGGTTCTCTTCGGGAATAGTACGAGGGTTCTGCTCGTGAAGTTTTATTTGAGAGCGTAGGAGTTCCACGCTCTCTGATGTGAAGTATTTGTTATCCATCTGACTTGTCTCTTTTACTTGTTATCCTGCTACTGTACCTTGAGAACGAGTTTTATTAGACAACATGTTATTTCTCGCTGATATAATTCTATTATAATTCCTCATAAAACTATCATAGCTCTGTTGTCTGTTTACATTTCTCCTTATCAACAAATTTGCACGGTTTATAATTCCATTATATTGCCCTGCCTGTGTACTGTTAGGATTTATAGATAAATTATAACCTAAAGTTCTTCTTGAAACGCGTCTTGCCATAATTATTCTTTGTTATCCTGTTTATAATTTTCTTCAAATAAAATTCTCTCGCTCATTGGAAAGACTTTGTATATTTTATGCAAGTCCTGCGGATAGTGTTTCTGCAACCATGTAAAGCAGTCTATGTTAAAGCCAATTCCATTGCTCGCCTTGTTGCCGTACAGAACTGGTTGCGGCAAACGCTTCATACGCATATAGGCTTTAACGTCTTTCTGTGTCCACGATGCGAGCGGATAAACCAATCCGTTATTCTCATACCCGTTAGCTTCATAGCCTTTGAGCATAAGATTTCGGTTCATTCCGTCCGCTTTCTTCATTCCTAAGAACGTATAGTAAACGCCCGTCTTCATTCTCACCGCCTTAATCACATCAGCGAGTTTCAGCAACTTAACTTTCGGGTTGGGAACACAATACAGACCGCCACGAAGAATATACGTTAAATTCCAATGAGGGACTTCCATAAATTCAACCTTTGGATATTTCTTCTTCACCCACCTTATCCAACCATTGATGTGGTCTAAGTCCTTGACAAAGTACATAAAGACACATACAACTCTTTCAAAGCGTGGATAGACTAAATCCAAAGTAACGAGAGAGTCTTTACCAAGTGAGCACATAACAATGCAAGATGACTGCTTTTCAGCCACCCTGCATATAACGTTATGTGCCTCTTGTAACTTATTCATTATCCTGTGCTTAATCCAAAACTCTTACGGATTTGTCTGTACACTGTGTTGTGGCTTGCCAACTTGTTACCTTTCTCAAGCGAGTGATTTCTGTTATTGCCAAGATAAGCACCCGTTGCACCATTAATACGACTTTTCAGTGTTTGTCCATTTCTTCTTGCCATAATCTAATACCTATTGAGATTATACTTTCTTCGACTTGTCTCTTATGTTGTGCGAAAGTACCTTACCCAAGTCAAATACAACCTGCTCTGCAACCCACACAAGTGGTTGTCCATCTTTATCTCTGCCATGCTCGTAAGTGATAGGCTCGTTATTCTCATCTACGAATATCTCGCAATGAGCGCCAACGACCTCTACAAGTGCGCTATCTCTGTCCTTATTGTAGCCAACATAGAACTGAATAGCATCATACTTGATAGGCTGCGCATTACCGTCTGCGCCTTCAATTTCAAAGCCCTCTTCATCAAGCTGCAATAGCTTCTTGATAGTGGTTGGACGAACTTCGCGAAATTCTTGCACTTTACGCCCTGCAAGGATGGCATCGAAGTATTTTTGGCGAATTATCAAATTAAGTACTTTCATATTATTTCAATTTAAAAATATAACCATTATGCGATTTAGTAATACCAGTAATACAATGGCTTATATGCCCTTGATTGCAGTTTAGCTTTCGTGCAGCTTCTCTACCACTTTCATATTCACCTATGAAATTGCCATTTTTATCATAAACAAGAACAGGCTTCTTTTCTTTGTTGTATGCCTTATCAATGTTACGACTATAAAGAATATTATAGCGATGTGAACACCATTCTAAATTGCTTACTTGATTATTTAACTTGTTCTCATCCTTATGATTAACCTCTGAATAATTCTTCGGATTTTCAAGAAAAGCCATAGCAACCAAACGATGAATATTAACCATCTTACGCTTTTTGTCTTTATGTAAGACAACTTTATAATATCCCCCCATTATATGAGGGGTCAGAACATGTTCTTTATCGTTCTTCAGCTTTTGTCCTTTCGTATGATACGTTTTCACACGACCAAGATTGCTTATTTTGTATAAGCCCTCGTAGCCAGCGATAGGTCGCCATTCTTCGACTTGATTTAATACTTTCATACGACTTTTCTCTATTTTAATGTATCACAAAGATACGATTTAACATTATTATATTTAGAAATAACCAGCCTATTAAAGCTACAACAGACGGGTTGTAAATTAATTAGTCTATTAGTTTCAGAAAACTCTGAAGTGCGTCATCTTTAATCTCTGATAGCTTACATCTTTTAAAGTATCTATCACGCTCTACACATTGACAACCATACCATGTAAGACTCTGCAATTCGTTGTATGATATGGAGCTAAACTCTGCGCCTCTATTTGTGACGACAACACCGAACATTATGAAGTCATCTTTTTCGTATGACGCCTCTGTAACGTACCATGTGAAATTGCCAAAGAAAAACTTTACAACGCATATTGCGTTACCTTTCTTGCCGTCTTGTGACCCTAAAGGATATTTACTTGCAATACCCTTTTTCATTGTTTCTGTGAGCATTCTTGCCATAATATATAATGTTTATTTATTAATTACGCTACAAAGATAACCACTTAATTTGATTTAGTATATACTTATTTTGTATTTAACGCAATATTAACGTTTGAATAAGTGTATACTAAATATGGTTAAGAAAATGCTGAATATTTGTTTTTGAATAAATATATACTTATCTTTGCAACGTAAATAATAAACAACGTAACAATTCAGCCCTCGACATCACGGTTAAGTCGTAATTATGACATACTCAATCATCACAACAACAGAAGTTAGCAAGTGCTTTGGCGATGCGGGTACTTTTAGCAATGAAACAGCCGGTAAGAGTAAGACATTCAAAGATGCAAAGGTCATTGCTACTATGGCCGAGCGAGAGATTGCAAAAGATGGGTTCAGAAGAATTGCCGCTGATATGGGGCGCGGTTACTACAAAGTTACTATGCTAAAGAGAGAGGGCGCAGCAGCCACTTTCAAGACAATCAGCATAGATAAGGATTGATAATAATTAAAGCTGGGCTATCGGCATGATGGGCGAGTTATAAAAAAAATGAAATATGTAATGCAAAAGAGTAGCACTCGCCCAAATGGGTGGGTGCTTACTGACACAGAAAATGGTATCGTTGTTACCTTTGATGATGGTAATTTCAACGACACACAGAAAGTAACACCGCTTGATGATGTTAACCATACACCCGCAGAACTTGCGCGTATCATGCGAGAGTTAGGCGAGTGGGCTGTACGTCACCATGGCAGTAAGTGTTTTAATCAGCCCTATGGGATAGAATACAGTGAGGATAATACAAAATGTTTTCTCTACAGAAAGAAGTCCCCACAGTGGAGATTGGAGATAATGGATAATGTAGATAAAGTGCATTTAGCTGATAGCCTTAGAAAGGCTGCTGAATGGCTTACAAAGAGATAAAATTATGGTAGGATTAAAAGGGAAAAGTGGGGGATTGCGGAAAGGTGCTGGTCGCCCTGCTATTACTGGTAAGGCTTATAATTATAAAGCTGATAAGGACTTAGTTCCTATTCTCGATGCACAAGATAACAGAAATAGATTTATCAATGATGCTGTAAGAGAAAAGTCCATAAGAGAAAACCTCATAAGTAAATGATTATGAAACTCCCAAATGATACTTTGTATTTGCCCATCAAGCAAGTGTATTTCGACCAGATAATAGATGGTATGAAAAAAGAAGAGTTCAGAGAAATCAAAATGGGTATTACGGCCAATAAATACCTAATGCGAGTGATGGACGATAATGGTAATCCCGTTAAAGATACTAACGATACAGAGGGGTATGTGAGGGATGAGAAATATACAGACCCAAATGTATCGAAGTATTGGGTAGATGACTACAATAACGGGCATTTCCCATTCAAACCATATCCGTATAAGAAATTATATCTTGCTGTGGGGTATGCAAAAGAACGTGATACAGCTATCGTCGAAATTGACGGCTATCGATTTGTACCCAAAATGATAAGGGCAGATAAGTATGCATTTTGGGTAATCGCGTACCACATAGGTAAAGTTTTAGAGGTTCATAGAAAGTAAAACCTTATTCATAAGATTATCCACGCCTTGACGAAAGTCTGAATAAGTAGTATAAAGCACCATTAATTCTGTGCATGTTGCAGAAATAACACTTGCACAAGTTACTTTGGTAGCTTTGGTGATGGCACGTCTAAGCCCTTGCGGCATCTTGCCACCAAAGAACTTGTTAGGAGAGTAAAGGTAAATGACAACGAAGATAAATTCTTTGCGGTCGTTCACTTTTATCTCTTTCCCTTTCATGTCTTCGAATATCTCATATATCTTTTGTATTAACGACAAATCTTTTAGCCGTGGTGATGTTGCAAGTCCATTATCAGCAATGGCCTGCCTCAATGCTGTTCGTGACTTCTCTATTCGTTTAATAGTTTCTATAATTTTCTCCATGCTAATTGTTTTTTACAAAAATACAAATAGCACTGAATAAATAATTTTTATTGTTACGTGATTTTTCTATATTTTTTTAGAATAATCGCGCAAAAATATTATAGAAACCCATTATTTCGTGTGATACT